CGCTGATGATATGTTTAGGGACTGTTTTTCAATTCAAAAAATAATAATGCCAGGACTGACACGAGGTGTCTCTGTTCAAAATAATTTACTTACTGAAGCAGCTATAAACGCTTTTTTTACGAGCCTTGGAACAGCTGCGGGCTCTCAAACAATTGATGTAAGGAATAACCCTGGTGCAGCAACTTGTACCCCGTCAATTGCAACTGGTAAAGGTTTTACGGTGTTATCTTAAAAAAATATTAAATATGGAAAGAGGATTTTATAAAGAAAATAATGAACAATGGTATTATGCTAACAATAAAATATCTGGTCCGAATTATGAATTAGATATAAATCTAAAGGATGCTTGGAGTTATCCAGTTGATGGCTGGGTTTATTATGAAACAGCACCACAGGGTTATCTGGATTATATGCAATCATTAGACGATGGTTTAGGGGATGACTTTTTTGATAGTATCGGGGATGGTAATTATTACAAAATATATGATTATTTATCTATGGATACTATATCTCAAAAAAATGTTAGAAATAAATACATTACACCACATAGTTTGGATTACAAAAAAGATGTTAATACCAAATTACATCCAGAGTATATATTTGATGAATTAGGTTTTTTAGTCGAGTGTAATTATTATACAGATTTAAGCGTTAGTATAGATTACAATGGTTTTACAGTCTTCAATTATTCAAATCAAATTTTAAAATATGTAGCTGTTTACGAACTGCATGATACAGGGCATGTTAAAAAACGTACTGTAACTAGAAGTTGGTATCTAAAAGATGGCACCATATCTAACAATGCTAAGGTAACAGAAAAATTTTACGATGGTATTCGAGCGAGAGATGAAGGAAAAAGGAGGAGAAGAAATTTAATAAATAAATTGATAATAGAAACTGTTGGATTAATTATTTTAACCTCTGCAGATTTGAGTGGCATATTGGAAGCTGAGTCTGATGCTATGCCTTTTATGAAAGATATATCAAGCGGAATTTCAGATTACTATGAATACGGAAACAAAAAAGATTCTCAAAAATCGAATGTTTTGTTGGTGGAAAAAGTATTAAATTCCACCTATTCAAGGTTGGACAATTTTGTGCCAAAAACAAATGATAAAGTAACAATAAGAGACTATATAGTTTCAAAAATTAACATATAGAAATTGATTGTAAAAAGCGAAATAAAAAGAGCTCTTTGCTTAAGTGGTGGAGCATCTAAGGGAGCATTCACAGGAGGGATGCTGGAGCATATGAAACTCAAAGAAGGTAGAGAGTATGATATGTATCTCAGCACATCAACTGGAACACTTCTACAAATGCTTGCATCAATCAATGACTTTACAGCTCTAAAGGAGGGTTACACTTCCATGGACATTAAAGGTATGTATGACGTAAGCCCATTCAAAAAAGTAAAAGACCCAAAAAAGTCAGGGCAGGCAGATATTAATTTATGGTCTGTAGTGAGAATGATTCTTTTTAGAAAAGAACCTACTTTTGGAGACAATAAAAAGTTTAAAGAAACAATTAAAAAGTTTTTTCCTTACGAGAAATATCTTCTTGCATATGACAGCGGAATCAACATGACATCAACTGTTACAAACATGTCAAAAAATAAGACGATGTATTTTGACATGAAGTCTCTTGGTAGAAACAGAAAAGGATATGAGGATTTTGTAGAATGGACATGGACTTCTGCATGCGCAGTTCCATTCACCTCTATTTCAAGAAAGGTTGTTGATGAAAATGGAAACATAATTCATAACGGAGAACATCCAACGATTTATTCTGATTATTATGCTGACGGTGGATTTAAAGAGCATATGCCAATTTCTCAAGCTATTTCTAATGGAGCAACTGAAATTGACGCAATTTCTACAAACACGGAAGAGTACATGGGAGATATGGAGCCAGAATTTGGAGCAAACCCTCTTAAATTACTTGCCAGAATGTTTGATATTTCTCTTCGTGAGGCAATGGAAAGAGATATTGATAATGCAAAAAATATGGCCAAAGATAAAGATGTTACTTTAAAAATATACTACGCACCAAGACACCTTACTGATAATGCAATGTACTTTAATAAGGAACAGATGACTAATTGGTGGCAAGAGGGTTATGAATATATGGAAAACAATCATGCACACAAAGAAGGTTGCTGCAAGGTCATCAAGATGAAGGCAAGAAAGACAAATAAAAAGAAATAAGATAAAATTGATTTTATCATAGAAAGGAGTTATATTTTTTATAACTCCTTTTTTTATGGCAGAAGAAAAAACATACCAGGAAAACTTAAAAAATTTTGTAATTAGTGGTGGGGGCAAAAATTTTAACTATTTATAGTTATGAGGACTGTAATTATATATGTGTTGATTGACCCATTAACAAATGATGTTAAGTATGTTGGAAAAACTACAAATATTGCAAAAAGATTAAATAGACATATAAATGAAAGCAAAAAATCAACTACATCACACAAGAAGGCTTGGATTAAAAGTCTTCTAAAAAGAGATTTAGAACCAGCTATAGAAGTTATTGACGAGATTTTAGAAGAAGATTGGAGGTTTTGGGAGAGTTATTGGATTGAACAGTTTAAGTGCTGGGGATTTAATTTGACCAATGAGACTTCTGGTGGAGATGGCGTAGATAAGGGAAATGTACCATGGAATAAAGGTGTTATTGGTTCTATTAAGTCAAACAAAACAACTTTTAAAAAGGGAAATGAAATCGGAAAAGAGACAAGAATAAAAAAAGGAGAAAGGTTAAGTCCTAAAACTGAATTTAAAAAAGGACAAATACCAGTAAATTCTAAAAAAGTCAATCAATACGATTTAGAAGGGAGTTTGATAAAAGAATTTAATAGCTATGGAGAGGCTGCAAGAAATATAGGCGTTAATACATCAGCAATCCAAAATTGTATAAGAAGAGGGACATTTAAGTGTAAAGGATATATATGGGAAGTAAAGGGGTAAAAAAAAGAAAACGAGCTTTGTGTATTTCTGGTGGAGGGGCAAAAGGCGCTTGGGCTGGTGGAGTAATACAACATCTTCTCGAAGACCAAGACAAAGATTATGACCTTTACGTGGGAACATCAACAGGAAGTCTTCTTGCTCCATTGTCATCTATACGAGAATTAAGCATACTAAAAGAGGGATATACAAGCATTACAACTGAAGATATATTCTCAATAAACCCCTTTAACGAAGATGGCAGTGTTAGAAGGTGGAATGCAATCAAAAGGTTAATTACATCCAAAAAAACTATTGGAGAAACTGATAACTTAAGGAATTTAATAAAGAAACATTTTACTGAAAAACATTTTGAAAGACTTTATAAATCCGATAAAGAAGTTATCGCAGTGGTTTCAAACCTTACAGACAAAAGGGCTGAGTTCAAATCTTCAAACGATAATTCGTATGAGGATTTCGTTGATTGGCTCTGGGCATCTTGTAATGCTCCAATATACACATCTATTTTAGAAAAAGACGGGAACCAATATGCTGATGGAGCAATTCATCAACATATACCAATTCAAGTAGCTATTGAGAATGGGGCAACTGAAATTGATGTAATTGTGTTAAGCCCAGAAGGCTTTGGTGTTGTTAAGAGAGCTATGATTAATAATTTATTTCAATACTTTGTTAGGCTGATAGAGATTTTGATGAGAAAGATAGCTAAGGATAATATTGACCTTAATAAGCTTGAGTCACATGGGAGAGAAATCTCAATAAATATTTATTACACACCATATGGATTGACAGAGAATTCTTTGATATTTGATAAAGAGCAAATGCTTAAGTGGTGGAAAGAAGGTTATATTAATGCAAAATCTGGAAATGTTAAAAAATATAAGATTACCAGGTCGAATGTATTCAAAGAGGTGGAAGAATAATCTTTTTAGTTCTATTTATATAAAAGACTTAGTATGATAATTGGAACAGGGCAAACCGTGTATGAACAAATAGTGTCTCTCGACTTAGATAACAATCCTGTCGCTGGCGCAACATTTGATACAACAATGTATAGAGACGGGGTTGCGTACACTGGAGCTACCATAAACGTTGCGTTATCTGATGCAGCGAGAGGTGTGTTTACAGCATCTTGGTCAGCAAGTACAATTGGAGACTATCAATTGTACGCAAAAAACAACATTACATCAGTAGTTTTTGTAGCAAATAACGTATCTGTCAAGCTTGATGAAGAAGTTAGCACAAACATATACATAGGTATTTAATTATCTCGAACTCATTTTTTACCCCTATTTATTATAAAATAAATAAGTATGGTTAATAATCAAATGTTAGAATTCGCAAAGTGTGCGGCAGACCCAGTGTATTATATGAATACATATGGATATGTGTTTAATGCAAAAGAAAAGCAGGTTACACAAATGACGTGTTTCGAATATCAAAACGATTGTCTAAGAAACTTTCACGAATATCAAAATAATATTATTTTAAAGTCCAGACAAACAGGTCTTTCGGTTATTACTGCAGGATATGTTGCTTGGAGGCTTTTGTTTAGATATGATGAAAAAATTCTAATCATTGCCAATGATGGCGCTGGAGCTGTTCGTTTCCTTGAAACTGTAAAGCAATTTATTGAGCATACTCCTATTTGGCTTAAACCAGAAGCTATTGAACAAGATAATCAAAAAAAGATTGCGTTTTCAAATAACTCTTATGCAGAAGCAAAAGCGTCAAGTCCGAATGCTGGTCGTGGAGATTCACTTACAATGTTGATTCTTGATGAAACTGCTTTTATTAAAGATGACGAGGCAATTTGGATGGGAGCTGGTATGGCACTTTCTGCTACGGGTGGAAAGTGTATTATGATTTCTACACCAAATGGTACATCTGGATTGTATTATAAAACTTGGCGTGAAACAGTTAATGGAGATAGTGACTTTCATGCTCAAACGGTTCACTGGACAGAAAATCCAAATAGTGCTGCAGGATTAGAATACAAAAAAGACTCAAACGGAAACGATGTACCTTGGAGCCCTTGGTATGAAGCTCAGTGTAAAAGGCTTACTTGGGATTCAGTTCAGATTGCACAAGAGCTTGACCTTTCGTTTGAAGGGTCGAAAAGGCTTGCTGTTGATGCTCAGCTTGTTTCTAAATATCATGCGCTTGTTGAAAAAGATTGTACTCCAGAGGCTTATATTAGATTTGACTTCATGGAAAAGGATGATGTTTCTAAGTTTGCAAATCTTACAACTGAACAAACCACGCTTTCAATTTTTAAGAGACCAGAAGAAGGGGCGAGATATATACTTGCAGCTGATGTCGCCAGGGGTGATGGTCAGGATTACTCCACAATACAAGTTCTTGATGTAGAAACATTAGAGCAAGTTGCGGAGTATAGAGACAAGATAGGGCCCGACCTATTTCCATTTGTAATCAATGCAGTTGGAAAAATGTATGGAACAGCTTATGTTGTAATTGAGGCAAACTCATTCGGACTTGGTGTTTGTTTTGATGTTAGAGATAAATTCAAGTACCCAAGAAATAGGTTATATTTTTCTAAAAATATAAAAGACATTCACGTAAGGCATTATAGCTACAAAGTTAATGAAGGAACTGAAATCCCAGGATTCCAAACATCGAGAAAAAACAGAGTGCTTCTTGTGAAAGCTATTATTGAACACATGAGAGAAGGTTCTCTTATTCTTCACTCTAAAAAACTTATGCTTGAGTTCCAGACATTTATTATGAATGGAGACAAGCCAGAACATGAGAAAGGTGCTAATGATGATTTAATTATGGCGCTTGGTATCGCTCTTTATATTAGGGATACAGAATTTGAAAACGTTACATCATCTACTGAGATGACCAAAAGTATGCTTAACGCAATGATGTTAAACGCAAACTCATCTGTAGGAGCAATAAAAAAACCTATAAACAAAGAGACAAGCTCCAAAGGAGGAGGTGGTTTGTTCATATTTAATGGAGACGTTGGTAGCAACGTTAACGGGGGAGGCTCAAACATGGAAGATGACGATGATTTAAGTTGGTTATTGGGATAACTATTTATTTTACAATATCAATTATTTATATTTTATAAAAACGTGCATAGATGGCAAACGATAATTTAAACAGTGTATTTGGCGGTGTAACTGACGCAATCAATAGAAATAAAAAAAGAACTCCACAAGTTCAACAACCAGGTGTGGTTCAAAATGTTGGTAACGGACTAATCAACCAAGGTAATAGTGTTGAAAACGTTCAGCAACAATTTCTTGATTGGCAGGTTAATAAAATAGCCAATGACCTTTATACGAGAACTATATACTACGATACCGATAGGATTAATGCTTATCAGGATTTTAGAGCAATGGACCAATCTCCAGAGATTGCGGCAGCTCTTAATATTATTAGAGATGAGTGTATTACCAGAGGAGAAAAAGGTAAAATTCTTGATATATTTTCAGAGAATTCAAGAGTAAAGACGGTTCTTGAAGATTTGTTTTATAACAGGATTGATATAGATTTTGCTCTTAAATTATGGATTAGAGACTTACTTAAGTATGGAGATTTCTTTCTTCACCTTCATATTGATAAAGACGAAGGTATTTATGAAGTTATGGCCTTGCCGTCACAAGAAATTCATAGAGAAGAAGGTTTTGATGGTAAAACAGATAACACAAGATTTAGATGGGAAACTACTGGAGATTATTTTGAAGATTGGCAAGTTGCACACTTTAGACTTCTTGAAGATACAGGGCAACTTCCTTATGGGCGTTCTATTCTTGACCCAGCGAGAAAACTTTGGAAACAATTACAATTGGCCGAAGATTCTATGCTTGTATACAGAATTACAAGAGCACCAGAGAGAAGAGTGTTTTATATTGATGTAGGTAACTTAGAGCACGCTGATGTTGCACAATTCGTACAACAATTCCAGATACAACTTAAGAAACAGCCTATCGTTGACCAGAAGACTGGTAACATGAATTTGAAGTACAATCCAATGAACGTAACTGAGGATTACTTTATTCCAATGAGAGCTGACAGGTCATCAAGAATTGAAACACTTCCAGGAGCATCTAATCTTGGAGATATTCAAGATATTGAATACTTGCAAAATAAATTGTTTGCATCACTTCAGGTTCCTAAGAATTATTTGAACTATGGAGAGTCTATGCCAGGAGGTTCAACTTTGTCTCAACAAGACCTTAGGTTTGCAAGAACAATTAATACAATTCAACAAGCAGTGCTTGCTGAGCTTAAAAGGATTGCAAACATCCACCTTTACTTTAACGGGTTTAAGGATGATATAGATAATTTTACACTTACATTAACCAATCCATCGACTCAGCAAGAGTTGTTGAAGTTGGAAACAATGAAAGCTCGTCTTGAGGTATTTAAGGAAATGTTCTCTGCTGAAGCGACATCACCAGTGTCTTATGTTTGGGCGATGGAAAACATACTTGGATTTTCTAAATCTGAAATCAAACTTATTCTTAAGCAGAAAAAAGTTGAGAAGAAAATATTTGCAGAAATTGATTCAGCCGTTGAAATGTATAAGAAAATTGGACTTTTCAAAGACCTTGATGACAAATTTGAAATTGAAGGCGCTGAGGAAATGATGCAAGCTCAACAAGAAGGTGGAGATGAAGATGGCGGAGGCGACCTTGGTGGCGGAGGCGGAGGTCTTGGAGGCGACCTTGGTGGAATGGACATGGGCGGAGCTGATGAGCTTGACATGGGCGCTGAAGGCGGAGAAGACGCTGCAGCCGAAGAAGTTCCTATTGCTGAAAATAGATTTAGAAAAGCACAAAGAGTTTCTGACAAATATGTTGGAAACATGCTTAATGAACTATTGGGCCCAGATGAGGTTTCGAGCAAAAAGGTTGACGTTGAAGACAACGCTTTGATAAAGAGAAGTAAATCAATGAATCTTGAGTCTAAGAGGTTAATTGACAGCATGAATAGTAGCTCTACTGGAATAGGTAGAACCGTAATCCAAGAGGTTGTTAAAAAAGCAAACCCTCTTATTGATGGTTCTGACAAGGTATCAAAAGATAGCGGAATACTCATGAATGATATTGAAATATTCTTAAGAAACAGGAAAAACAACAACAATGCTTGATAAGAGTTATTATGAAGGTTGGAATAAGAATGACGAGTACGGAGCAAAGAAAGATGTTGTAAATTTTCTTGACGAACTTGAAGGGTTTGACGAGCGAATAAAAAAGTTTTTTGGACCTAATAAAGTCAAAGCCGCAGGCGTTGATGCAAGGCGTAGTTGTAGGAGAATGATAGGTATTTTAAAAGAAATACAATCTAAAATTCAGATGACAAAGCAAGATTATGAAAGTGATTATGAGTAAAAAGTTTGTTTAGTAAATAAAAAGTACATAGTTTTGCATAACGTTGGAGTTAGAAAGTAATCCAACAAACAAAAAAAACATATGTATATAGTATTTGATACCGAAACAACTGGTAAGGCAAAGAATTTTAGCGCACCAATTACTGATTTTAACAACTGGCCAAGAATGGTTCAGATTGCTTGGAAAATCTTTGATGCGAATGGTGTAGAGACAGATTCTCAGAATTTAATTATTAAACCTCAAGGGTTTAGGATTCCTGATGAAGCAATAGCGATTCATAGGATTACAAACGAGAGAGCTAAAGAGGATGGAGTTCCTTTGAGGCAGGCGCTTGAAAAGTTTTCAGAAGCTGTAAAGAACAATAAGCATCTTATTGCTCACAACATTTCCTTTGATGAAAATGTAACAGGCTGTGAATTCCTTAGAGAGGGAATGTACAACTGCATTCCAGACATAAATCACATTGACACCATGAAGCTCACAACTGACTTCGTGGCAATTCCAAACAAAAGAGGTAGGAGTGGGATGAAATTTCCTTCTCAAACAGAACTTCACCAAAAATTATTTGACAAAGGATTCGAAGATGCTCACGATGCACTTGCGGATGTTACTGCGCTTGCAAAATGTTTTTTCGAACTTCAAAGAATAGGCATCCTTGGATTCAAAGAAGAAGAGGGCGCAGAAGATTTAATGGATTCTCTTACTAAAGTTGCAGAAGAGAAACCTATGCAAGCGGGCGATTCAATCCGAGTAACTCCACTTGGTCTCCATACATTTCACTCTATTCTTGATGGAGCTGGTTCTGTAGACGAGTATATTAAGCTTGCAAAAGAGTATGGCCACACCTCAATGGCAATAACAGATAACTCAACATTATCTGGTTCATTTGAATTCTTCAATAAATGTAAGTCAAAAGGGATTAAACCAGTTTTTGGTGTCGAGTCTTTCTTGAATGACAATATTGGAAAATTTGAAGACAGAGAGCTTGAGGGAGATAATTATAAAATAAAGATTTTCATAAAAAATGAAATTGGATATAGAAATCTGAATCATTTGATATACCTCGCAAACACAGAGGGGTTATTTAAGAAAGAATCAAGAATAACTACAGAGTGGCTTTTGAAATATAAAGAGGGTTTAATAATATCTACCTCAGGTCTTGATAGTAAATTAGCAAACCTGGTTCTTAAAGGAAAGGTTATTGACGCAGAGAACTATCTTAACATGCTTAGGAGCGAGTTTGGAGAAGATTTGATAGTGGAGTTTAAGTTTAGTAAGTTCGCCACTCAGAAGCAGTATAACAACTTCTTGATTAAAATGATGAGTAAGTATAAATTGCTTCCAGTAATGAGCAATGACACCTACTATCCAAGAAGAGAGGATTCAAAGCTTCAAGATGTAGTTACATCTATTAAGCAACATCGTATGCTTGCCTATTGTTCTCTGAAAGAAAACAGAGAGTTATACTACTTCAATAGCGATGACTATAGAGAAATGAACGAAAAGTATGGATTTAAGTATCCTGAAAAGTTTCTTGAACTTTGTATGAAAAATACAAACATTATAGCTGATAGGTGTAATTTTGAATTTGATACTGGTACTGAGAAATATCCAAGATATGAGCCAACTGAAAAAATAATAGAATATTTTGGCACAGATAAGCCAGAGGAGATTATTGTAAAACTTGCGTTTATTAAGTTAAAGCAAAAAGTTGAGATATATAAGAAAAATGGAATCGTTGAGATGACCGATGAAAAGGTTAATGAGTATGTTGACCGTCTTAATTATGAGATTAGTATTATTGAATCAAAGAAGATGCTTGATTACTTTCTTGTAAACTGGGAGATTATTAATTTCTACAGAAACGAAGGTCATGACATTGGCCCAGCCAGAGGTTCTGCAGCAGGAAGTCTATTGTCGTGGTGTCTTGATATTACAAAGATTGACCCAATAAGGTTTAATCTTTATTTTGAGCGTTTCCTAAATCCAGAAAGAAACTGTTTAACATCAAACTGCAATGTCATGATGAAAGATGGCTCTTATAAGAACATCGTTGAAGTAGAGGTTGGAGACCCAGTTCAGACAGAACACGGACTTGGAACCTTGGTTCAAAAGCACGAGAGAGAGCTTAAGGAAAACGAGAATGTTTATGAAATTGAAACTGAAGATGGAGCTATAGTTGAGTTGACTGGGTGCCATATTGTTCCTGTTTTTAGGGATGGCGAGAGAATTGAAGTTCGTGTAGATGGTATTATGGAGAGCGACCAATTGTTTGTGTTTTAAAAATACAAATATCGTTTGAAGTTTTTATCTATATTTATAGATACAGATTTTATAATTATGAAAAAAGAAGAGTTGTTAAATATTGAGTTCGATGGTCAGAGTGATTTAGTTGCTGGGTTGTGTGAGTTTTTTGACTTTAAAAAAGCTGATAATAACGAAATAGAAATATGGCCATATAAAAGTAAATTATCGGTTTCTATTGAAAATTTAATTGGAAAAGAATTGTACAATAAAGAAAGTTTTATCGGAATTGTTGAAGATTGCTATTTTGGAAAAGGACCAAGAGGACACAGTGCTGTTCTTATTAAGTGTGGAAACCAGGATTATTCATTAACTGAGTCAAAGGTTAAAATGTACAATAAGTTTTCCGAGAAAGATGAGCTAATAGACCTACACCCATCAAGAAAGGGTATTAAATTCTGGTCTAATGGACACGTATTATCTGAGAAAGATTATAAATCACTTTATTATAAGACTAAAGAGTATAGAAGTCAATATGAAAAGTCTTTGAATAAAAATCTTGGAACAACTGGTCTTAAGGCACCAATTCAATATAAGAAGATTAAGGATAAGATTTCTAAGACCATGGATGATAGGTATGGTGTGAGTTGGTTCTTGGAGCGTGGTTGTCATTATTCAGCTGTAACAATGACTATGCAGGATAAGTTTGGAGTAGATAATTTGTTTATGGATAAAGAGTGGCAAATGGAAAATGCTAAAAAAACAAATAAAAACTTAGGAGAATCCTCTAACTTGGAGAGGGAAATTATTTTAGAATTACAAAATTTAGGATTAAACGATTCTTATCATTATAATTCTGAATTTGGTCAAAAAGTTTTAATTGTAAACAAAAGTAAATTTTATAAACTTGATTATTATAATAATGAACACAATATAGCTATTGAAATTATGGGTGATTATTGGCATTGTAATCCAATGATTTATAGTCATGATTTTTATCATAAAAACAAAAAAAGATTGGCATCTGAGATTTGGAGAGATGATAGAAAAAGAAAGAATGAAATTATAAGTGTTATTAATTGTAGTTATATAGAAATTTGGGAAAAAGACTGGAAGGATAATAAAGAAAATGTTTTAGTATATATAAAAAGTCAAATAGAAGCAAGTAAATTATGAGATTATCAAAAATAAAATCAATAAATAAAATTGATTATAAAAATAAGGTTTATGATTTATCTTTTGATAAAGATAATCTTTTTTACAGTTCAAGTAAAACTTTAGATGATTGCTATAACTCATTGATTTCAAGTGTTTTAATTCACAATTCTCCTCCCGATATTGATATTGATTTTATGACAGGTACAGATGATGTAACAAATCAATTCCTACAAGACAAGTATGGAAAAGAACGTGTTATGTCTGTTGCTACTTTTTCTACATTTTCTGAGAAGAATACAATTAAGGATGTTGTTCGTGCATATCGTGGAAGCGATGCTACTGGGTTTGATTCTGGAGTGTTTAAATTAACAAAGGAGATGCCGAACTTCTTAAATTACAACGACACTCTTAGGCATTGGTTTGAAACTTGGCCAGATAAACCAGAGTGTAGTCCAGAAGTTAGAAATTGGATTAGAGAGCCAAAAAATAAGGAGATGATTGAGACTGCTCTCCAGCTTCATGGAAACATTAGAGGTATTGGACAGCATGCTGCAGGAGTTGTAATTACACCAGGGTTATCTTGGGATTATATTCCAACCAATGTAATCACATCCAACGGAAGTGTTGTTACAGCGTTTCAGGAGGCGGATAAGTCTGGAAAAGACCTTTCAGCACTTGGGATTCTAAAATTGGATAGATTAAAATTAGAAACCTTAAATGTAATTAAGGAAACTGTTGACATTGTAAAAAGAACAACGGGAGAAGATATTTCTCAAAAAGTTGATTACGTTGACCTTGAAGACCCAAAGTTATTTACAGAATTAAGGCTTGGTCTTAATCATGGGATATTTCAGTTTGAGAGTCATGGTATGAACAATCTTATTAGAGGTATTGCAGTTGATAAATTTGAAGAACTTGTTGCTGCCAACGCACTGTATCGTCCAGGCCCAATGGGAATTGGCGCACACGAAGAGTTTATCGTAAACAAATTCAACCCAGAGAAGATTAAATATATCCACCCTGCGTTGAAGCCGATTCTTGGAGAAACGAATGGAGTACTTGTGTTTCAGGAACAACTTATGTTTATTGCTGATAAGATTGGTGGAATGGGTCTTGGTAAAGGAGATATGCTTAGAAGGTATATGGATAAGGCATCTAAAATTATTGCAAGAAATTCAGCGGGAGAGACGCTAACTGATACAGAGAAAAACGACAAGAACTGGAAAGGTTTCCAGCAGTATTGGAACATGTTCTTAGATGGGGCTGCAGCTCAAGGTTATGACAAAGGTGATGTAGATAAAATTAAAGATTGGGTAATTCAATACCTTGGATACTCATTCAATAAGTCTCATGCACTTTCATATAGTTATTTGGCGATGCAAACTTTGTATTTAAAACACTACTACCCAACCGAGTTTTATACCGCCCTTCTAAATCACCCTAAGTCTGGTAACAAAGAAAAACAGCAAGCTTGGATTGGTTCTGCAATTGCTTCTGCGATGTCAAAAGGGATTGAGATAAAGATGCCATCAAGAAAGTCTGGATGGAGATGGACAATGACTGGTGAGCACGAAATTTCTATGGGATTCTCTGGTATTAACGGATTGGGCCCAATTGCATACGAAGAGATGCTTGATTTGATTAAAGAAATAAAAGTCAAAGAAGGTCAGGAGAAAAAAACCCTTGAGACTGTGAGTATGAGTTTGTTCTTTAGATTGCCGTTTAGCAAGTTTAATAAAAGTGCTTTTGAAGCTTGCCTTAAAGCTGGCGTATTTGATGATTGGAGCGATTCAAGAGAACAGCTTGCTGACCTTAAGTCTAAGACAAAAAAGAAAAAGAAAGTAAACGCAAATCAAACTGTTTTGTTTGATATGAATGACGAAGCTTTTGACATTCCAGTTAAAAAAGAAGAGAACAAATATCCTCCAACAAACTGGGCATCGAAAAGAACAGATTTCCTTGAGGTGTGTAATTTTGACCTTGAAAAAATAAAGTACATTCAGGACATAAAGGCTGATGTAAACAAGAGAGCTAAGAGAGATAAGCTTGTTGAGACAATTATTAATTTTGATGATAATGATTTCTACATTTTTGTGGTAGATACCTTTAAGGTTTCTATGAGTAAGAATGGAAAAGAATATTTAACAATGAGAGTTGGTGATGGAATTAGTTTCACAACACTTAGAGCTTTCGACCCAGTTGCGAAATCTCTACAACCACTCCTTGCTGCCAATGGCATTTATGTTGCTGAGTTTGAAAAGAACGAAAAAGGTTATGTTAATTTTAAGAGAGGAACGAGAATCGTTCGAGTTGATAAAGATTTAAGTAAAAAAGAAGATGAAGCTAACAATTGAATTAGTACCACAGACGGCTTGGTTTAAAAATTTTCATGTATTTATAATAAAATACATGTAATATGAAAAACAAAAGATGGACAGAGCAGGAGGATTTTATTTTAAAAAACAATATAGAATCTCCAATTAAGTATTTAGCTGAATTAGTTGGAAGAACAATTCCCTCTGTAAAAAATAGAAAAAAAGCACTTGGAATAACAGAAGAAAATTTATGGTCAGAAATGGAAGAGAATATTATAATAAAATACTATTCAAACTCTTCTTCTGAAAAATTATTGAAACTTTTGGAAAACAGAAGTTGGAGCTCTATTTTAGCAAAAGCTAAAAAATTAAAATTAAAAAGAGCAGAATACCAATATTCAACAATGAGAGACTCTAATGTTGAAATTCTATTGAATGAGAGTGTTAAAACATATTATTACATAGGTCTATTATTTGCTGATGGATATTTTACAAATAAAAAGATACAACTGAATCAGTGTATGAAAAATAAGGAAGTTGTTATTGGTTTTGCTAATTATATTGGTTGTAAAAATATTAAACTATACGATGAAGTGAAAAAAGTAAATATATTAGGAGTTGATACAGTTAGTAATGGGAGCGCTATATGTTATTTAAAAGATTCAAAAGTAATTCCTTTGATAAATAAAAAGTATGATATAAATTATAAAAAGGGAGAAAAAACTAAAACATATTTCCCGCCTTCTTTGAGTGTTTTTAATAAAATGTCAGATGAAAATTTTTTAAGTTTTTTAATAGGATTCATTGATGGAGATGGTAGTTTATATTTAAGCAAGAAAAATTCGAGATGTATAACTATTACTTCTCATGAAAATTGGAAGTTAATATTAAAATATTGGATAAAACGCTTAGAAGATATTTTTAATGTAACTTTGAGTAAAAAAGCTTTAAAACAAAAAGATTCCTATTTTAGACTTAGAATATATAATCCAATTGTTATTGATTATTTAATTGGATTTATTAAGGAAAATAAGTTTATTTGTACACATAAATGGGATAAATTTAATTGATTATGATTTTAACTATAGAACTTGTGCCTGCATCTTCTTTTTATAATAACGTGCGCTCCAATGTATCACAAGCAGAGTGGGATGTCCTTAGAAAAGACTGCTATAAGAAAGCAGAATATAAATGTGAAGTTTGCAGCGGTAAGGGCCCGAAGCATCCCGTGGAGTGTCACGAAATTTGGAATTATGATGATGAGTCTTGTGAGCAGACTCTTAAGGGATTAATTGCGCTTTGTCCAAATTGTCATTCTACAAAGCATTTTGGATATGCAAGAATTTCTGGAAAAGAAAAAGAAATTAAAGCACATATGATGAAAATAAATTGTTTAACTGATAAGCAGGCAGATGATTATATTGAGGAAGTGTTTAATATTTGGGAAGAAAGAAGTAAGAAAAAATGGACTCTTGATATATCATTTTTAGAAAAGGGTGAATAAGCCTGTTATCAAACAAACTATGGTAAAACATATTTCTTTCTATTTATAAATAAAAAATGGAAGAAAGAAAATGCAGAACTTGTAATGAGGTAAAGGATTTAGAAGAGTATCATAAGCATAATAGAAGTTGGAGGTTGGATTGTAAAGTGTGTTTTAGATTAGCAGAGAAAGAGAGGAGATTAAATAGAATTAAAAAGGAAAATCCAGAGCACGCTAAGAAGATTTTAGAGTATAGAGAAAATTTAGAAAAAAGAGGAGAATGTCCAGATGAGCATCAATGGTGTTATGATTGTGAGACATATAGAATAAAGGATGATTTTTCACCCAATAGTTTGAAAGTCTATGGTAGATGTAGAGACTGTAGTGGAAAGCACGATATTGAAAGAGCAAGGGTTTTTAAAAAAAGGGCAATAGAGCATTTGGGTGGGCGTTGTGTAGATTGTGGGTTTAAAGGACATTATGCAAGTTTTGAATTTCACCACGAAAAGCCAGAAGAAAAAGAAATGAATTGGAATAAGATGAGAAAAAAATCTTGGATTAATTTATTGCCTGAATTAAATAAATGTATTTTACTTTGTTCAAATTGCCACGGAGTAGTGCATTGTAAGTTAAATGACGATGGTACTATAAATGAAAATTATGTACCATCAAATAGATAAATAAGATGAGTAAAAAAAGGGTTTGTTCGAACTTGTTCATGTAACAGGAGAAGATTTAAAAAAAGAGTTAGAAGAAACAATTTCAAATCTTACAGAAGACAAAAAATCTGACTTTAAATTTAAAGGAGAGGATTTGTATGAAATTGGCTCAGGTCATGATTTTGTTCATGGTTGGTTTTTAAAATATGTAACTAAGAGCGGGGTTCAGGCAACTGATTATGAAAGCTGTTGGGTAATTGGCGGAAACGATTATGAGCTTAAAGATGGTGTTTTTGTAGAGATGCCTAAATTGGAGCATAAGCCAATTGATTGGTCAGAAATAAAATTGCCAGCTGTTAAGAATGTAAAGGCGAAAACGATAGGAGAAGATTTAAAACCAGTTAAACCTTTTGAAAAATACAGAAAATGAATATATACACAGATGGAGCCTGCAAAGACAATAACAGGCAAGAAGATGGAACTGCAGAAGGAAAAGGTGGATGGGCTTTTCTAATTTTAGAAAATGAACCAGGCAAAAATATGGAGATAACACTTCAAGGTTCTGGGCACGTTGCAGGAACAACAAATCAAGAAATGGAAATAATTGCTGTAGCTCAAGCGTTTGAGGCTCTGAATGGAAAAGGCAGTGAAATGATAAATCTTTACTCAGACAGTGCTTATGTTATAAATTGCCTGAAGGATAGGTGGTATGATAAATGGGTAGCTAACGGGTGGCTTAACAACAAAAAAAAACCTGTAGAAAATCAACAGGCTTGGGAAAGATTAATTGAAGTGGTTGAAAACCATACAGTCAATTTCTTTCATGTAAAACGCAATACTACAAAATTCATAAGAATGGTTGATGGTATGGCTAAAAAAGCTTCTAAGACAGATACCAACCAAGAATAGTAATTGCTGTAGTTAGAATGAAAAAAGAAATGACTCCAGCCGTAACTACTTTTGTTTTAAAAGTTCTAAGGTCATCAATGTCTTTTTTGTTGGCATCTTTTTCTTTGTCAACTTCTGTTATTTTGCCTTTATTTTTCTCAATATTTTCTGTGTTTGTCTTAATTTCTGCAACACTTTTTTTCATTTCCTTGAGGTCTGTCTCATTAACAACTTTTTCGACATCCTTCTTCCATTCTTTAAGTTCATTAAGAGCGTACCTCATTCCAGAAGTCTTAACTAATTCTTGATTTGTTTTAATAACTTCATCTTTAAGGTTTTCATAGTTGCTATTCAAACGCTCAAGTTCTTTAAGGACGTGGTTAGACCATTCTTTCCACCCTTGGTTTTCATCTTTTTCTGCCATTACTTATTGTTTTTTGAATTCATTATTTCAGTAACGTCAGTGTGAGTGCCAATCATTCTTGATGCACTACCATCTTCGTTCCATTTTACAACCGCTCCCTTGCAAAGTACCCAAACCGTACTTCCGTCTTTATGTGTGTACCTTACTGTTTGTTTATAAGGCGTTTTTCCTTTTGATTTTATGTGCTTATTAAGATTTTCTACAGCAGCCTCTCCATCTTCTTTGTTAATCATGTCCATCCACGCTTTAACTTTGTGTTCTTTTTCTTCTGGCGAGTATCCAAATATTTCCCAAAATCTTGGAGACATATATTCATATTGCTCTTCAAAAGGTATGTCTTTATCCATTTTCCAGTCCCAATAGCCATCGTTAGAATTTTCTGCTAAGAATTTATAAACTTCTCTTTCTTCTTCTAAATCTTTATCTCTGTTGTTTAGTTTTTCAGTTAAAGCTTTCAGGCTTTTTGGGCTATTTAGTCCGCTGTCTAATTTTCCTTTTATGTCTTTATTTTCATCAGAATTCATTAGCTTTTGTTTTTAATACTTGTTTTTAAGGCTTCTATGGGTTCGTGTTTTTTTATAAATTTGTTTCTGGCCTGTTGTAATTTTTTGATAACTTTTTCAAAGTTTTCGTTAGCCTCAGTCAATTCTTTTATGATTAATTTTGCATTATCATCAAAATCTGTGTCCATTATTTCCATTGTGCTGTTGTGTTTAAAGAGTTTTGTTCCTTTTATGTAAATATGGTTTTTTTTTGCATAAAATACGTTTTTTAGTAATTGAACACCTTTTTATTTCATATTTATAATAAAGTTATACGCATGAATAATAAAAAGAAAATAGTAGAGGAATCTTTTAATAAAATGAAAACTTTATTAGAATCAAAAATTAATGAAGCACAGGTTGCTCCTGCAGCACCCGCTGCGCCTGCGCAAGCTCAAAAACCTGCTGTAGACCCACAGAGAGACCAAAAGATAGGTCAAAACATTGATGCAACTATGGACCAGGCAATGGCTAAGTTAGTACAAGGTCTTCCTTCTGTTCTTGCTAAGTTTGCAAAATCTGGAGGAGATAAGGATGGTGCATTGGATGCTCCAGGCGTTTATGACAACAATGCTCAAGCGCAGCCAGCACAAACTGGGGCTCAACCAATTCAAGAAGGAATGATTAGTGAAATAACATTCAATGAGTCTATGTTCATGGGAGCAATAGGAGAAGGGTTAAATGAAGAAGACCTAAATGAAGGTGGTATTCTTGGTTTAGCTATGGCAGTTCCAGCTATCTTAAAGTATGGCGGAAAAGCTGCAGAATGGACAGGGAAGAAAATGAATTCACAGTGGCTTCAGAAGTGGGGTGGAAAAACAGCAAAGGCTGGAGAAAAAATACATCACAAGTATATTGCTATTATAGAAAAGGCTATTGCTCCATTTATGCCTAATGCTGACAAGGCGCAAATTCACAAGGCTGCAAATGGTATTTTCATGGGAGGAGTTGCTATTATGTTCGCAGGCGGATTGGCGCACCCAGGTATTTTAACAGGAGCAAAAGGCGCAGAGCTTGGAGAGTTTAGTCTTGCAAATATAGGCAATATACTTCCTAAATTAGGATTTGCTTAATGGCTAAGAAAAGAAAGAAGTTGACATATGCTCAAATGGTCAAGAAGGCGATGGCAAAAGCCAGAAGGGAAGCAAGCCCTGAAGCTGCTAAGTTGATGAAAAAAAAGAAACTGGAGTCACAAGCCAAGAAAATGGCAAATAAAATGACGGCTCCTGAGAGAATTTTTTCTGATATGATGGAAGAGCTTGACATTAAATTTGAAACACAAAAAGTTCTTGGAAACAAGATATATGACTTTTACATACCATCAAAGAATATGATGGTTGAGGTTGATGGGGATTATTATCACGCAAACCCATTAATATACGAGTCAAAGGATTTGAATAAAATGCAAATTAGAAACGTAAAGAACGACAAGTTTAAAGACGTACTTGCAAAGGGAAATGGTTTTAGTATTGAGAGAGTGTGGGAGCATGACCTTAATAATGATTACAAAACACAAAGGAAGAGATTTAAAAAATTATTGAAAGATGAATAAGCAACTAAGAGAAATAATCAAAGAGGAAGTCTACAAGGTTATGATGGAAATAGGGGAAGAAGACCCAATGCAACTAAGTCAGGATATGATTAAATCTGATGAGGAATATATTAAAGACCTTGAGATTGAACTTAAATATAGAGAAGCTGACTCAAGAGTTTCTGGATTACCAAGAGACGAGAGAGATGCGAGAGTTGCTCAGGCTAAAGTTGTAAAAGATAGGCTTGAAATGAAAAAGAAAGAGCTTGATATGTCTAAGCAGTCAGAAATAAATGCTGTCAAGTTTTCTCAAATGCAAAGTCAGATACAAACTCAAACTGATGGTCAGTCACAAACGAGCCCTCAAATCTAAGAGAAACAAAAAATAATTTTTTATTTAGTTTAACTTTTTTATTGCTTATTATTTATTAGAAATCATAAAACTGATAAGTAATGGCCGATGACCAAATAAGATTAGGAGGAACTAACTCCAACACACAACCTTCAGGGAAAGAAATTCCAGGAAGAGAAACTGCTGGAACAAACATTCCAACAAATCAAAACGAGCAAGCTCCAATTGAAAAAAAGCAAGAAGTTGCTAAGGAGCACAATATCCCAGATGAATATCTTGACATGGAATTTCAAGTTCCAACCGAAGAGGTAGAATTACCATCAGGTGGAGCATTCTATGCAAATGGTAAAAAAACAGTTACAATTAAGTATCTTACAGCAGAGGAAGATGATATTCTTTATTCTCCAGACCTTATTAAGTCAGGAAAAGTATTAGATGTACTTCTTGACAAAGCTGTTATGGATAAAGACCTTAGACCTGAAAGCATGCTTTCTGGTGACAGAAACTTTCTTCTTGTTGAAATAAGAAAGACTGGACTTGGAAACGATTATGTTCCAGGAGAAATTACTTGCCCTTCTTGTGGACAAGTGCATGAGCCAACAATTAATCTTTCTAAGCTTAAATCAAAGCCTCTTGAGATTATGCCAGACTCAGATGGAGAATACGAAGTAGAACTTCCTCTTATGAAAATGAGAATAAGATTTAGATTGCTTACTGGAACTGATGAAAAAAGGTTAGCAAAACTTTCTGAAGTAAAAGGTGGAAAAAGTGGTGGAATTAGAGTTTCTAAGCTTGTAACTGAAAAGTACATTATGCAAATAATGGAAGTAAATGGAAATAGAGATAAGCTTTATATTAAAAAGTTTATCGCTGCAATGCCAATGAAGGATTCTGGATTCTTTAGAGAATACGTAAGAAGAATTGAGCCAGGATTAGACCTTTCTTATGAGTTCGAGTGTCCAGTGTGCGGAGAATTAGATATTAAAGATATTCCAATTACTCCTAAATTGTTCTACCCAGACTTAGATTAATATGTCAGAGAATCATCAAGATAAGGTAATAAAGTCAATTGATGATTTAAAAGAGGTTGTAGAAAAAAATAAGGATACTAACATTTTAGTTTCTCTTGATGAACTGAAGCAAAAGTTTAGTGAGAACACAGATGAAGTAAGAAATCTTTCAGCTCTAATTCAACAAGAGAAAAAAGACAAAAATATAGAGAGGCCTTTTGAGATGTTATTCATACCCTCAAGAGGCCTTTTTTATCCAAGCAAAGAAAACCACCTTCTTTTAAATCAATTGACTTACGTTGAGGAAAATCTTCTCACCAGCGAGTTCCTTGTGGAGTCTGGAAAGGCAATGGAGTTTGTTCTTAAGAATATTCTTGTGGAGCAAAATATAGACCCAAAAGATTTATTAGCTGGAGACGTTCAAGCTATTGGGTTGTTCTTGCGTTCATATGCTTATGGCGACACTCTTGAGCTTGAACTTAATTGTCATCACTGCAGCTTTGAAGAGGAAGTTCCAATTAGGTTGTCATCATTTCAGATGAAAGATATAGTCGCTCCTCCAGAGAATGGTCTAATACCAATGTTGCTGGCTGACACTGAGCTTATATTTATGTTTAAGCCGCTTACTTACTTTGAAGAAGTTGGGATGGAAAAAGCAAATCTAAGTAGTTTGGATAAGTTAATTTACATGACACATTCAATAAATGACTGCGAAGACAAAATGGTTATATCTCAAGTGTGCAGAAAGCTTACTATTCCTCAAATAAGGAGAGTTAAGAAGTTTGTTGAAAAAGCAACTCCAGGAGTAGACACTGTTATTAAGCATAGGTGTGGTTCTTGCGGTAAAGAGAATGCGATAAACTTTGGGGGAACACATAGCTTCCTTGCATTTCCGCCAACATTTAGAGAAAACGTTCAAGAAGAGTGTTTTCTTGTTTCATATTATGGAAAAGGAATTAGTCATGAGAGTGCAAAGAAAATGCCAGTTACAGAAAGGCGATGGTTGCTAAATAGAATTAACGAAGAGCTTACTAAGAAAAAAGAAGCTGAAGAAAAAGCGCACAGAGCAGCTAAATCAAAGTCAAAGAGTAGATAATGATTAGGTGTTTATTTAAAAAAATAACCTATTTATTATTAAACTATTCTTTGAAATGGAAGAACAATCAAATAAACTACAAAATTTAAGAGAGAGCGCAAATCAAGCGTTTGAAGAGGTTTTTAGTAACCCTTTTAAGAAAAAAGAAACGGGTTCATCTGAGGCTTTATATCATGATGATGTGATTGTAATATCTCCTGACCATAAAATTATTTTCCCTAATACAAAAAGTATGATTGCCAACCCTTTGCCTAATTATGGTGCATGGACTAAGTTGGACTGGTCAAACAAAAACATAAATTGGTTATCTAATTCTACTTTTAAGGCGGACGCAATCCAAATAGAGGGAAAAGGAAGTAGTAGAGCAATAACTTCTGTTAAGAATTGTCTTTTTGAATCTGGAAACTTTAGAGGTGGAAAATTCATTAGAGGTAAGTTTGCTGGAGATTCGTTTGTTGGTCAATTTGGACCAGGAGCTGAGTGGTTAACTACGCCATTTGCTTTTGTAGACGGGACAACTAAGGAGTCTGAAACAATTCTTGGGCAAAAAAACATGAAAATATTCAATCAGAATAAGTTCGAATTTAACATTATTAGAGTGCTGCCAGGCAGTAAAATCACCATTCAATTAAAAGATGGAACTGTTCATGAAATAGCTGTCATAAAGAGGTTGGATGATAAAAATTCTATTTTCCAATTCCAAGTTAAAAATGGAATAACAAAAGAGGTGTTTAAGCTTGCTGTTAAGTGGCCTTATTTGAGAGGTAATACAAAAGGAGAGTTTGTAAGCAATACTGTTTTTAGTAACACACAGATACCAGTTTTATTTAAAGAAAAGTTTAAGCTTGATTTTACATCTTCTGTAATAAAAGTTGTGGTTGATGAAAACACTTCTTATGAGCCAGAGGTTGTTACGGCTGGTGGAGAAAAAGAAATGTCTCCAGAAGAGCTTGCTGCTCACCAAGAGAGTTTTGAGCTGATTAAAGCTCCTTTGTTCGGAATCAAAGATATTCCAGGACAACCTATTGCCATAAAAGGAAAGAGAGGTCAATATAAAAATAATTTAGGTAAAGTATTTTTTAACTTTACAAACAATGACCAACTAAAAGGGTATAAGGATACTGTAAAAAATCTTGAGAATAAAATATTAAGAGCAGACCTTACAACTCTTAAGTCTGCTCTTAAAAATAACGTGTTAGATGGCGCTCCAGCTAAATATCCATATCTTTCAAATTTAATAGGACCAGCATCAAAAGAAAAAGAAAAGTCTGTATTAGACCAAAATCTTGACGGCTCAATGTTTCGTATTGAATCTATGCTTAAAAACTTCGTAGACACTATGGTTCTTAAGGTTAGGAAGAAGGATGGAATTCATGATGTTTCTAATGATGAGGTGAAAAATATGGCTAAGTCTGGAATTAAGAGGTTTTTAGGAATTGAAGATGAAAATCAACCTGTTGTACCAGGCGCAAGCTCTGCTGCGTCAAATAAAACAAACCCAGTAAAAAAGAAAGCAAGAACCCTTCAAGAGGCTGTTCGTGAAATTATTTCACAAAATTTAGAACATTTTTAAAGTTTTATCGTATAAGAATATAGAACCAATAATTAAAAATGTTATGAATACTATTAAAAATATATTACTTACAATTGCTAAAGTGCTTATGTACTGGTTTTATGTAATTCCTTTTAATCTTACAATAATTGCTTTTATTGGATATAATTTAATGATTTATTTTATATTCGGAGCTATTGACCCAAAGGTTATCCAATCAGTACTTGAAGATAATGGTATTGGCATGACTTTAGGTTTTCTTTTGCCATTTGGAATTCCTTACTTTATTTCTTTCTTCAGAATGTTTGGAGATTCAGAAAATAGAGCAGACACTAATTCTTTAGATAGAGTTATTGCTCATAGAGACAATATCATGTCTCACAAAGACGACAAGGAAGCTTTTAATATTTACCAAAAAACAGCTAACCTTGACGTTATGAGGGATGGCGCTAAGTCTGGAAGTCCAGTGTTTAAAAAAGCGGTAACAGGTTTTAACGCCACAGTTGGAAACAGCAACCCAGCTAAAGTGTATAAAGGTTTTATGAATTCTTAAAAAATATAAATATAATATAGTCAGCTGCCCTTTAATTTGGGCAGCTTTTTTTTTATTATTTATTTATAATAAAAGAAGAGCATGGCTGACAATATGGACGATAATCTGAAAAAGGCAAAAGCCTATCAAGATTCACTCGATGCAATAAACAAAAGAATTCAATCTCAAGAGCAGGCCGCTTCGAGTCTTGCTAATGAAATGGGTATTGCTTTTAGCGGTTTCATGACTCAAACCAAAAAGACTCAAGAAGAAAGATTAAAAGAAATTAAATTAATCAATGACGCTAAGAAGTCAATAGAAGGTCAAAAAGCTGCCATATCTGAAGCGGCAAATCAAATTCTAAATTTAGAAGGCGCATTTAAGACTGTTAAATCATCTTCTGATTTATTTGCCGCATCTCTTAATTCTATTGACGCATCAAAACTTTCTCAAGAGTTTACTAATATATCAGAAGTTCAAGATAGAATGAAAACTCTTGGGGGTGATATAAACAAATTACAAGGAGACCAAAAGGATGAATTCGAACAGCTGGTAAAACTTCATGATGATTTTCATAAAAACAAAGAGGATTTTAATAGTAAAAATGAAACCCATTTTAACGATTGGCTTGATGCAAACAAAGAAATAAGCGATATATTAGACGAATTACCTCTTAGTTCTATTGCAGATAAGATGTCTATGATAGAAAGTCTTAGAAACGGAGAGCTTGATGCTGTAGAGCAAATACTTGCAACCGACTCTCTTGATGCTAAGGCAAAACAAGAATTGCTTGGATTGACTCAACAAATGTCTGACGGACAAGCTGTGTTAAATAATTTACAAGCTGAGTCTGCAAATCAAATGAAGACCGAAACAAGCATTAGAAAGAACATGTGGAGCATGGTCGAAAAAAACTCTGGAAATGCGTTTAAGTCTATATTTGACCACATGAAACAAACCAATCAAGCATTTAAGGATGCTCAAAAGGATTTTGGTCTTGTATTCGATAGTTCCAATGTAGTTCAGATGACAGAGCTTACCAGTAAGGCTGCTGAGTTTAATATGTCAACTAAAGATACAGTCGCATTAATGGGAGCTCTTGGTGAAGAACTTAGAACAATTGATACTCAATATTTAGCTTCGGCAACTGAGCACTTTGTAGCAATTCAAAAGGCTACTGGAATTTCTTCTGAAGAGGTTTCTAAGATTGCAGGAGAGATGATGAGAGCTGGGCAGTCTGCAGGAGAAGTGGAAGAATATATGGAAGGTTCAAATAAGATGGCTAAGTTGTTTGGAGTTAATACCAAAAAAGTCCTGCAAGGTGTTGCAAGAAATATTGATAAAATGCGTCAGATGGGATTCCAGGGTGGCGAAGAGTCTTTGACAAGAATGGTTGCAACTGCTGAAAGGCTTCGTATGAATGTTGATGAGATATTTGATGTTGCAGCTAAGGCAAGAAATATAGAAGGAGCCATGGATATGGCATCACAACTTCAGCTTGCTGGTGGTTCGTTTGCGGCTATTAATCCAATGGATTTGCTTTCTGCAGCTCGTAAAGGCCCAGAAGAGCTTCAAAAGATTCTTACTACAATGGGTGATGACATAGGTTCGTTTGCAGAAGATGGAACATTCTCTTTTGATGCAATTGATGTTGACCGTCTTCAAATAGTTGCTGACGCAACAGGTCAGTCAATGGATTCTATTCAGAAGATGATTCAAAAGAATGCGGAAGATAATAAGAAAATGGATTTCTTACCAGATATGCAGCTGGAAGAAGTTATGGGTCCAGACGGAAAGCCTCTTGACCAAGATATGATGAATAATATGCTTCTTGATTCTGTAGATGTTAATGGTAAAGCTCTTGAAGGCGGTATGCTTGATGAAATGGGAATAGCAAGTCTTGAAGATTTGACAGCAGACCAGGCACAACAGCTTATTCAGAAAAAAATGGATGACACCAAAACGCTTGAAGAGCAAGCTAAAGCAAATCAATCGTTCCAAGAGAGTATAGATGCGTTTAAAAATACTATAATGAATATGTTTACTTTGTTTCAGCCAGTGCTGGACGTTTTGACATCGTTCATTCAAGGTATTATGGGAATGCCAGGGCCTCTTAAGTATGTGGCCGCAGCTCTTCTTGCGTTTGTAGCCGCAGCTCCTATGCTTGGAAAATCTCTTGATGGATTTAAAGCTATGGCATCTGGCGGAAAAAGTCTTATGGGTAAATTGGGAATCGGAAAAGGAAAAGAGATGGCGCAAAGTGCGGCTCCTGAGGTTCCTGGCGCTGGCGCTACAGATTCTGCACCACAAGGAAAAGGTGAGACAGGATTAGAAAGGCTTGCTAAAGGTCTTAAAGCAATGGGTACAGATTTTGGAACTGTAATGAAAGGTGTGCTTGCTACAGCGCTTGCTGGGCCAGCATTGTTAATGATGCTTCCAGGTATGCCAACTCTTTTTCTTATGGCTGCTGTTGGAGCGTTAGGTAAATTGGTGGTATTCGGATTTCAATCTCTCGCAAGAGGTATATCAACGCTTGGTAGGGCTAAGGGTATTATGAAAGGGGCACTTATGATGGTCTTAATTGGAGCGTCTTTGATTCCGTTTGCATTTGCTCTTGGGTTATTTACAGAAGTTAACTGGAGTGCTGTTGGTATGGCGGTGTTAATGTTATTAGGAACAGTTGTCACCTTGATAGGTCTTGGTCTATTATTATCAACTCCAGCTGGAATGTTTTTATTAATTGGAGCTCTTGGTTTAGTCGCTGTTGGTATTGCTTTGATGGCGTTTGGAGCTTCTCTTATGGTATTTTCTGCTGCAGCTGCAGCAATGCAGGGAATGGAGTTCGGGTGGCTTGGTGACCTTGGTTGGAATTTATTATTAGCAGCGCCAGGTTTATTGCTTGGTGGGCTTGCTCTTATGATGGCAGCTCCAGCGTTGATGCTTGGTTCTTTAGGGCTTATGGGCATTGCTGTTGCGGCTACTATGGTTTCTGCTGTGGATTGGACAGCTTTCTCAAAAATGGGAGACGCTCTTCTCGGCATAGTTCCAGGTTTAATTGGATTTGGATTTGCTGGGCTTATGTTCCTTAATCCAATATTACTTCTTGGTATGCTTATGATGATTGGAACCCTTTCTGGTCTTGCCGCTGTAATGGCTCCGCTTGGAGAAACGCTTCCTGCTGCTGCAGATGGGTTGGATAGGATGGCTGAAGGTCTTGAAAGGTTGATGTCTGCAACAAGCAGTCTTGACCTTGAAAAACTTGAGATGCTTAGAAATCTTTCTTGGTCTATGGCAATTGGCGCTATAGGAGGAGGTCTTATGGGAGACTCAATTAATAAAATCGCTGAAGCTCTTGCTAAACTTAGTAAAGTTGGAGAAGGTGGCGGAAAGAGCGGTGGAACTCAAAAGATTCAAATTGACCTTAAGCTTAATGGTAGAGACCTTCAGAGTATTATTGTTGATGATACAACGATTGTTACATAAAAGGCTTTAATTTAATGCCTGAATTTTTTTCTTTTATTATTTATAAGAAACACTAATTAATGGAAGACGGATTCCCTTTATTTGACCCAAACGATGATGCTGCCAGACAAGAGGAGAAGCTAAGAGAATACTATGAAGAATTTTCGGCTAACGCAAGACAAAGACTTCTTGCTAAAACTATTGTCAGACCATCCAGCGTTTATGATGTTCTTTATCCAAGAACAAGGGAAACTCTATTGTCTAAAAATACTCCATTTAAGTCAAATCTTGAAGAGGATGCAAAAATTATAAGAGATAAATTGATTGCTAAGTTGGTTACTGATGAAACTGACCTTGCAAAAATTTCTGAAGATTTTAGAAACTCAATGCTTGCAAGAGCAAAAATACAAGATGACAAAAATAATCTAATGAGGTCTGGAGAGGCTTATAGAAATAATCTTATTGCAAAAAACTCTCCTAAGAAATCTGATATTGAAAAAGATTCAGAACAATTAAGAAGAACCAATTTAGCGAAGAACAACCCTAATTTATCATTCAACGATGATATTGATAAAAATAGCCAAGCTTTTAGAGAGAATGCTATTGCAAAAAATTCACCAAAGGACCAAGATTTACTTCAAGATTCTGAATCATTTAGAAATCAATATAGAAAGAATGATGTTCATAAGAACGTACCTATAGATACAGACCTTGAGAAGGACTCTGAATCATTTAGGTTAAGAAACCTTCATAAAAATGTTGAAGGTATTAAGAAGCAAGATATAGACGATATTTCTAAAGCTAAGAGAGACCAATCTATTGCAAAGAATACTCCTAATGATTCAGACCTTGAAAAAGACTCTGGTGCATTTAGAAAAGGTGATTTAAGTAAGAATCCACCAAAGGACCAAGACCTTCTTAGAGATACTGAAGATATTAGAAATCAGTATAGAGAGAAAGATTTGAACAGAAATGTTCCAAACAAAACTGATATAGAAAGAGATAACGAACTTTACAGAAGAGATAATATTCATAAGAATGTTCCAAACGATTCTGACCTTAAAGCTGATTCTGAAATATATAGAAACAATAATCTTTCAAAAGGCGGAGAAGGCTCTATTGGATTAGATGAAATTGGTGATGAAAAAAGAATTGAACTACTTTCTAAAAACGGACCTAATCCTACAAATTTAGAAACAGACTCAGCTCAGTTTAGAGAAGATGACCTGGCTTTAAATCCTAACAAAAATTCAGACCTTGAAAAAGATTCTGAGAGATTTAGAAGCGATGACCTTTCGGCAAACAAACCAAATACAAGCAATTTAGAATTTGACTCAGTTCCATTTAGAGATAGCGACCTGTCAGCAAATAAAGTTAATTTAAGCGATTTAGAAACAGACTCAGTTCAATTTAGAGCTGACGACCTTTCTGCAAACAAGCCGAGCGAAAGTAGTTTAGAAACAGACTCAGTTCAATTTAGAGCTGATGACCTGTCTGTAAACAAACCAATTCAATCAGACCTTGAAAAAGACTCAACTCAATTTAGAGCTGATGACTTGTCGTTAAATAAACCAGTTCAAAGTAGTTTAGAAACAGATTCAATTCCATTTAGAAGCGATGACCTTTCTTTTAATACTCCAAGTTTTACAGATTTAGAAACAGACTCAGTTGTCTTCAGAGATGATGACTTGTCGTTGAACACTCCAAATTTAAGCGACCTTGAGATAGATTCAGCAAACTTTAGATTAGATGACCTTTCTGCTAATTCACCAATTGATACGGATTTAGAAGTAGACTCAGTTCCATTTAGAGCTGATGACCTTTCTGCTAACTCGCCAAATTTTAGTGACCTGGAGGTAGATTCAGTTCCGTTTAGAAATGATGACTTAGCGACAAATGTACCAAACTTTAGTGACCTTTTAGATGACTCAGCTCCTTTTAGAACTGATGACCTTTCTGCTAATGTTCCTAATAGTTCAAATCTTTTAACTGACTCAGAAGATTTTAGAGATGATGATTTATCAGCTAACGTCCCAAGTACAAGTGACCTTGGTGTTGATTCTGCTATTCATAGAGCTACAGACCTTGCGGCTAACGTTCCAAATAATTCAAGTATACTTGCTGATTCTGTTGCATTTAGAGATAACGCTGTTTCTTCTAATGTTCCGTTGGCTCAAAATCTTCTTACAGATTCGTCAACATATAGAACAGATGCTATTGCAAAAAATGCTGGATATGGATTGCTTGGAGTAAATGTTAATGGAGCTGGGACCAGCGCATTCTTGGGTATATCAAGAGTATTTACTCAAGGTATAATTTTAAGACAATTATTGCTTTCTAAGAATGTTTCTAAGAACACAAATTTAGAAACAGACTCAGAAGTATTTAGAGATAACAATAAGATTTCAAATAGATGGCAAGTTTCAAATAATGAATATACATCGAGCAATGAAAACTGGACTTTAGGAAGAATTACTCAAGGTAGTATAAACACTAACAAAGTTGATTATACACGTCTTGACCCATACTACACGCCTACAGCAAAGGCTATTTTCTCAACTGACGATTATATCGTCACGAAAGGTAACGAAATTCAAGGTTTATATGGAACCAGTCAAAAAGTAGATTTTCCAACTGGAAGAAGGCCAAGAGTGATTAGTGATGCTCTTTATTCTGTTAATCCAATAGGAGAAAAAGGTGGTCAATTTGAAGATTCATTCTTTAAGAGACAAACATACGTACCATTTAAAGAGGGTCAAGTAACTTCAACTATTAGAAATTATAGTTTAGAAAGAAGTGCGTTTAATTTATACAGACTTCAAGCGGGAGACCCTTCTTCTCTTGGAGAGTTAGAATCATTCAATCAAGATGGTTTCCAGGAGTTGATTTCAAATACAATTGGTTCATTTAGAGGGTTGTCTCAATTGAGAACAAATACAACTCCAGCTTCAGTAATACAAGCAAATGGAGGCGCCTACTATCAAGGTGGTGGTGGTAATATGGATTTATTGAGACCAACTGCAAACGATGCAGTACTTGGTAGTGCGCAATCAATGATGGCTAAGACATCTATTGGAAACCCTTATGAGGATGAAGATTTCTTCCTTGGAAAAAGAGGTGTAAAACATATTGTGAACACTATTAAGGCAAGTAACGAACCTCTTGCTCCAAACTTTGACCCACAAAACAATAGAGCTTACATAACAGGTGTTAAGAGAGATGGTAGCCCAAGAATCTCAAGACAAAGATATACAGTAGCGAATCCTTATGCGCCTTCAGATGCTGGTAAGCTTGTTTTCTTTATAAAAAATTATGCAAGTGAGGAACAGTTTCATTTTCCTCCTTATATTATGAGTATGCAAAATACTGAGAACGCCAACTGGAATTCAGTTAATTTCCTTGGTAGACCAGAGGCTGTGTATACATACAACAATTCAAGTAGAGATGCGTCTATTTCTTTTTTCGTATTAACAGATTACGCTCAAAGTGTTGATGTTGGTAGAGATTGGGACAGTGAAGGTATGGAAAAGGTTGCTGCAACTTTCGATAAACACTTTACTGATAGCGATAAGGCTCAAAACACAAATATAATAAATCAAATTGAAGCTCTTAAGGCTGAACAAAATAAGCAAAAAGATGATGCTATAGAGCTTTCTAAAAAAATTGACGAAAATCAAAATGAAGGAGCAGCTATTGAATCAAAACAAGAAGAAATAGAGCAATCTACAGAACAAGACGATTTTTTCGGATGGTTTCAAACAAAGACTATTGCTGCTAAGAATAAGGCCAAAAATGCTCAAGATGCAATTTTTAATAAAGAGCAGAAGAAAAATAATGAGGTTGAGTCTGGTATTCTGGATAAAAGAGCTCAAGAACTTAAGACAGAAGCTGGAAAAGTTAATGATGCAATAGGGGAAGCTGATAATAAATTTAATGGTCTTACAGATTATTCTGAGAGTAACACGAATGCTGGAAACGTTTATAATATAGATGTAATAAAGAAAGAGTTTATTAATGGAGAGACAGCTTGTAAGCCTGAAGATACTATAAAGAGAATAAATACGATGAAAAAGAATCTGATGTTCCAGCCTGCCTATTTCTCTGGAGATAAGATTGACTTCGTAAGAAAAGTTGAGTTCTTGTCTAAACTTACAAGGCCAGCTGCAAATGATAATGGTTCAGAAACTGGATTCTCATTTACTACTCCTCCTATTTGTCACATTCACCTTGGTGATTGGTGGAACCATGATATTGTTGTAAACAGCGTTAGTTTTGATTATGCAGATGCTCCATGGACACTTGAGGGTGGAAGAGTTCAGCCTATGTGGGTTCTTGTTTCTCTTAACTTCAATATGATTGGGCCATACAAGTCATTCAATGCAGCTCCGCCTCTTGCAACTGATGCTGGAGGTATGTATAGTCCACTTCGTGGATTATAATCTGTAATAGGCTTTGTTTTCACTTTTTTTATTCTTATTATTTATAGAAAAGTAAATAATTATGCCATTCAATTTCTACAGTCTATTAAAGTCAAACGACAAATTAAAAGATATGCCTCCTGTTTTAATAAAAAAGAGACATACCGATAGAGTCATTATATACAATCAACAAAAAAATAGGTTAGATACTATTGCTGGAGATATATATAGAGATGAAACGTTTTGGAGGTTAATACTTTGGGCCAATCCAGAATACTTTATGGAGTTTGATATTCCAGACAATACTGCGATTAGGGTTCCGTTCCCGCTTCAGGATGTATTGAATGAAGTGAATATAAAAATTGTTGCAACAAGAGATAGAGGATAAATATGGGAAGAGCACCAGTAAATCCACAGCCAGATGGTTTTCGTATGAAAGACCTCTTTATTGACGTTAGGCTTGAAGCTTGCGTTGGAGGGAGTACGTTTGATTTTCTTGGAAGAAAACTGTTTAGTGCAGAATTCTTCAGACAAAGCGTTGGTTTTGGTATCACATCAATTGATATTGAGATTAACACTTCACTACAACCTCTTGTAACAATTGTGTTTAAAGATTTGTATGGTCAAACTATTTTCGGAGGTCAAGACAGGCATCCAACAGATAGCAATGTTTCTATTGACTATTCTGTATTATTCAACTGGCCACCACCAAAGTTCTTATTTTCCTACAAGGGATACCTTGGGGAGCCGTCTACGTGGTTACTTAACCTAAAGAGGACATCTACTTCATTTAATGGAAGCGATGGCTCTTATGACGTTAAATGCGAGTTTGTACCAAATCAATGGGGATTCTTTGCTGATTTACCTTTCTTATATTTGCTTGCAGCAAAAAGATTAAGAAAAGATAGGCTTGGACCAGGAAATGATGATGCTGTAACAAGCATCTTTGACCTTATTAAAATAGGTAAGCAGGTTGAGGTTAAAACACAGGATACAACAAAAGAGTTTGATGACCTGGTTAAGAAACTGGGTAGCATGAAGTCTAACTTAGGTAGAGCTCTTACTGTTACAAATATTTTAGAACCTGGAGAAGAAGTTATTGGCTCTGTAAACAATCAGTCGGTAGTAGGATTTCAAACTATTACAATTCCTAATATAGCTGATTTTGGAGATGACGTAAATTCAATACCACTTATTGAGAGCAAGCTTAAAGAGGCAACAACCTTAAATGCATTAAATACTTATTTGTTATTATCTCTTAAGATAAATGCAAACGGAGTAAATGTTAATGGATTTACGAGGTTTGGTGTTGTAACAAGTAATTTCGCTTCATTTAATAAGGCGTTTAATAATCCTACGCTTAGAATTCCAATTGATTCAGCTAAGACTCAAACTCTCGGTCTTATATCAGACAATCTTCAAAAGATTGATGATGAAATAAAAAGGAGAGTTTTTGCTTCATCAGAAAAGAAGCTTGAGAAAATTACTATAGGAGAAATATTTTCACAAATAGCAAAAGATTCTGCCTTTTTAATGGGAAGTATTCTTGATGCTGGACTTGATGGATACAGAGGGAGTAGTGACAGACAAGCGGCCAGAGATGAGTTGTTAGTAAATAAGCAAATTCTTATTGGAGAATCATTTCCTTTGGTTTTGAATGATGATGGAGATGAACTTCCAGCAACAAAGAAGAATTTAGAAGGAGCACAAGGTGCTGACGGTGTTGAAATTGGTGTTGACGAACACGAAATGGAGTTTGTAAAAAATTTTATCATTGCTATTAGTGAGGGTATTGCAAAAGATTTGCTTGTAAATAACGCTCAGTCTGGACAAGATGATGCAGCACTCAAGCAAAGGATTAATAACATTGAAATGTCATCCTCAAATCCTTATAAATCATATTATCCAAACATAGCATCAAACATACTTGTTAGGGGTGGCATTGTTGCTTATATGACAAGAAGTAGTGACCCAAATTTACCAGGAGATTTTGGTGGAGATATTTGGAAAGTTGATAGAGATGATGTTTCGTCAATTGAAGAGCTTGCAGAGAGGGATATTCAGAACATAACTGATTCAATACTTGGAAACCTTTCTGATGTTGATTTTTTATTATTAAGAAGGTATTGCCTTTTTATGTCCAACGCATTTACTCAAGACGCAGCATCAATGGCGCATCCAAATGGGGATTCAGGCCTTCAAATAGTTCCAGGAGGATTTGGGTTTGCAGATGCAGCAGCTACAACAGCATTTCTTGGGTCTGGAATGAGTTATTTTGGAAACCAAAGCCCAGATGATTGGCAAGTAGTTTTACAAAGCCCTTCAGACCCTGCTGGAGATGATGGGTTTCCTAATGTTTTAGACGCTTTTGAAGCCAGCGAAGATGATGAGATACAATTAAGAACAAAAGAAGAGAATGCAGCTCTTGGATATGAGACACTCACATTCAAGCAGATATGGGGAGAGCTTGCTGTTCCTGAGGTTTTTTTAGGAGATAATGTGACTCTTGTAAATGGAAATCTTGTATTTAATACTTATGAGGAAGAAGAGTCTAAAAGAGAAGACCAAATACAGGCAGTTCAAAACGAAGCTCAAAATTTAGCAAACAATCAAAGTAATTCGCTGTCTGACGCTAAAAGTCTTTCTCCTTCTGGAATTAGAAATGCTCAAAATCCACTATCTTTTGTTGACAGTAAATATACAGCAACAAGAATAGTAAATAATAGAATTGGCTATACATTCCCGACATCAAATGGCAATGAATACATGGCTGTGTTTTTTAGAGGAGAAGACAACAAAAGAGCTCAAGAGGCTAATTCTGCACCAACAGATGGTGAGTTTAAAAATTCAGATAAAGACATTACTGATGCTGGTCAAAATGAACCGCTTGGATATGTCCCTATTAATGCTAAATACGGAGATGAGGGAGATAAAACTACTGCTTTAGATAACTCTCCTAAGTTTATACTTAACAGAATAGGGTCTCTTGTGGGATATAGAGATGGTACGACTCAAAGTAGAGCTGGAAATGTAGTTGATTTTGATGAGATGAAAGACCCAGCTCCAGGTTTTTTCGGCTCTAAAGACCCTTTGGTTACGCTTTTTGCGGCAACAAATATTAAATGGAATAATTCTATTAAAGAAAATCCGCAAGATAACCCAAACCAAACAACAAATCAAGACGGTGTTGATTACACTGGAAACATAGGGTATACAATTGCGGCACATAGTGGTACTGACCCAGATTCTGGTCTTGTATTTGGAATTTTTAGCCCAAGTCAAAGTGGGAGAAATCATAGAGCTTTTGTTAGAAAGGCGTGTGACGTTCTTCTTCAGAAGTTGGATGACATTATTGATAAGAGAAATCAAATTATTGGAGAAGTATTAGGTAAGGCTGGAGATAGCGAGGCTGCTATTTATAAGCAAATGCACGTATTGTTCCATCAATGGCAGTCGCTATCCTATAGCGATAACATAGATAGCAACGGAGCTTTATGTGGAGATGTTGATGAACACAAGGGGGCAGAAGGGGATGATGCCAAAGCTAAGGTGTTTAATGTAGCTGAAGCTCTTGAGGCAAGGTTTGGAGATAATCACGTAGACCTTTTAAGGGATGAAAAAGTTTGGGTAACTAAAGAAGAATATGCTGAGGGTACAGATGCTACTGCAGAAGATTTAGTTGAACTATTTCCACCAGGAACAGACCAGGTTTCTGTAAACATAGGAAGTTCACAAAGCGCTCAAGGAGTTCCAAACGGAACTTTTGTATATGATTATCCTATGCAAAGGATTAACAATCCAGGGGAGCCAATTGTTGTAAGAGATTCTATTATAAATTTAGAACCGCTTTATAAGCCAAATGCTAATACAAGTATTTTGAATATAATACAACAGGTGTGTTCCAAGAATAACTTTTTATTTATTCCAATTCCTGGAAATCCAGGATACTTGGATGTTGCTAACATTTGGAGCCCAAGCTCAAAACTTGCAAATCTTCAGGTTAGAAATTTCTTTCACGTATTATTTACTCCAACCCCAGAATCAAGGACTAAGACAAAGAATGCTGACGGAACTTCAATTGCTTTTAGTGATAAGCAAAAAGCCTACAATGTTGGTTCATATGTTATTAAGTATGGTCATCCAGATAATCAAATCGTAAAAAACATATCAGTTGGAACTGAAGATAATAAAGTTACTGCCGAAAGCATCGTCAACCTTCAAAGGTTGGTTGACAATGAAAATCAGAACAAAAAAGTAACAACAGACTGTTCAATGCTTCCTGTTCTTGCTGGTCGTTCATACAAAGCGACTATTGATGTTCTTGGTAATTCTCAAGTTTATCCAATGCAATTTTTCTTCCTTGAAAATTCTCCATTGTTTGGAGGCCTTTATCAAGTTATGAAAGTTAAGCACTCTATATCACCAAATAATATGGACACATCTTTAGAGGGGATTAGAATGAGATTCTCTCCTGGTAGTGGATATGGTTCTATTAAGCCAGTAACGCTTGATACATTTAGGGCGCTTGGAGAATCAGAAGCTCCTCTTGCTATTCCTCAAGGGTTTGACCAAGCTGCAAGAGATGCTTTAAAGAACTTTACAGAAGCTCTTGTTGCTGTGACTGGTAGTTTCTCTGCAAATGCAGCAGATTATCTTGGTCAAGAATTTGTAAATGGAAATTCAGGAGGACCAGTGGCTCTTTCTGTGCCAAAATTACCATTGAATGAATTGACATCTTCTTATGATACTTCTCTTGGGGTTAGAGACCTATGGTCGGGTGGTGCTGTTATCGGTTCTGAACAATTATATATTTTTGACAAATATCCATTAACCGCTCAGATATTGTCTGCATATAAAGCTATGCAAATAGCTGCGGTAGCAGATGGAATTGACTTACATCTTAGTAGTGGGTATAGAGACCCTTTTAATAATGTTATAGATGGTAATGGAAGGTTTATATCTACTGCTCAGTATAATTTAAGAAAACAGAACGTAATAAATAAAAACAAAAAGAATGATGATAATTATCTAAGAACTGCAAGTTCTGGTAATTTCGACCCAGCAACAGCACGTCCAGGATATTCTAATCACAATTCAGGACTTGCAATTGACCTCAACTGTAAGGGTGCTAAATTTGGAGGTGTTATAATGCCTATTTATGAATGGCTTGTTTTAAATGCTTATAAGTTTGGGTTCGTAAGAACTGTGACTTCTGAAGAATGGCACTGGGAATATAGACCAGGGAAAGCGCAATTTCAATATGATAGCAGAAAAGGCTCTAAGTGGTACGGGCTTCCAGATAAGCTTGGAATACCTATTGATAAACCTACGGCAGCATCAGTTGCGGCAGGTGCAGCAGTGGCTCAAGGAACTAATGTAATGATTGACATTGAATCTGGATTAGATATATAAAAAAATTTTATTATGATTAAAAGTGAAGTAAACTTTTCTAAATTAACTACAATTATAAAACAAGAAGCGTTAAAATGGAAAAACGGCAATTTAAACGAAAAAGTTCCAGAGGCGTACCCAATGTTGAAAAATTATTGGGATAATTTGGGTCTTAACATGTCAGAAGAGCAGATGAGTGATACTGCCACTCAAAATAAGTGGCCATGGTCAGCTGCTTACATATCTTATGTTATGACGAGAGTTGATTCTACTTTCCCAAAATCCTCTGCGCACAGAGAGTATTTTTTAAAAGCAAAAGAAAATAGGAATAAAAACGGCTCATTATCATATAAAGCTTATTCACTCTCAAGAGAGAGGGAGCCTATATTATCTCAGATTGGAGATATTCTTGGAAAACCAAGAAGCGGTTCATATACAGACACTCACAGCGATGTGGTTTATGAAGTAATTGGAAATGTAGCAAAGCTTGCTGGTGGAAACTTAGAAAATACAAATAAAGTTGATATTCGTATAAATCTTAATACAGATGGTTCATATCCTAAAAATCCAAATAATTACATAGTAGTTATAAAAAAGAGATAATTTTTACTATATTTGCAAATATGTTTAGGATTTGCAAAATTATAGTAGACACGATAGAATCAGCTAATGACTTAAAACAGTTCTTAGGCGGTTATCCTGTTGAAATTACCACAAAAATACCAGATGATGGATATTATGAAGTTGCTACACTAATGGTGGGGTGGAATTTTATGAAGAGTAATTTTCCTAATCAGAAAATAAGTGACAGTGAAGTTTCTGAAAATCTATATTGGACCTATAATTCTGTTGAAGCTTCAGAAATACAAGGTCAAAACTTTCATAGAAATATTGAAGAATTTGTAAACAAAAACTTATACGCATGGCTTCCATCGGATTATGATTTGTTTGATTCACTTGTTCATGGTAGCTTTAGTAAGTTTGTTGATGATGTTATAGATGAGAAAATTATAACTTACATACACTTCAATGAAGGAGCTTTATACATGCGGAATGGAAACAAAAATTACATTGTAAATGTAAAAAATATGTTTCTTACAGAAGGTAATTATAGATTAGAGCTATCAAAGGTTTTTAATAGCATGAATTGTTTAATTTATTCTCATGATGGAATAGAGGATTATGTTGACCTTGATTCTCTTGGAGACATCAGAACTCTTGATATTATCAGGTGGATTAAATTTGGAGTAGAGACTCCTTTGAAATATTTTCAAATAATTACAAATGTAAACATCAGTAAATATGTCCCGTTTCTAATGAGCAAAATACCTCTTGATGATTTAAGTCTTGATGATGATGAAGAAGTCTTTTTTAAAAGAATGTGCGTTAGAGACAAAATAACAAGATGGATGTCTACAAGATACATACCTTTTGTGTATGATTTTGATAAAAATCTTGATTTCATTTATCGTGAAAACGCAAAGCTTGCCAAAATAAACTATTCAAACAAAAGAACAATTACAGGAAGGATAACAAGCAAGGACAGGTATAATCCTCAAAACCTTTCAAAAAGCAACGAAGAAAGAACAAAGATAATTTCTAAATTTAGAAATGGTAGGATATATCAATTTGACTACACTTCTTTTGAGGTGAGAATTGCGTTGTACCTTAGTGAAGACGAGGAGTTTATTCAAAGGTTTTATGATAAAGATTTGCACTCTGAGACTGCCAGGATTATTTTTGAATCAATGGAGTTTACGCCAGAGCAAAGAGATGTTGCAAAACTCGTAAATCACTCTATACTTTATGGAGCAAGCGAGGCTACTGTATTAAAAAAGCTTAAAGGAGAAGAATATCCAATTGAGAAGATGCTAAGGGTCAAAGAATTCTTGAGCCCATTATTCTCCAAATCTAAGGAGTTAATGCTTCAAGCGGAAGCTGACGGGTATATAATCAACAAATGGGGTTCAATAATAAATCCAGAAAAATCTTATGCTGGATTTAACAATTACATTCAATCTACAGCTTCTGAAATAGTAATTGATAAAGTTTGTGAGATAAAAGAATTACTAAAAGGCTATTCAAGCAGCTTTCTGTTTCAAGTTCATGATTCTCTTGTTTTTGACATGCATCCAGATGAAAAATTTCTTGTCGAAGAAATAGCTAAAATTCTTTCATTTCATAGAGGCATGATGTTCTCAATTGACTACAAATCTGGTGTAAATTATAAAGATTTATCATCAGAAGGGGTTTATTTCTAATTACTTATAAAAAACTTTACTTTTTTTTCATTTTTTACTTGATTTTAGTAATCTAATTTTCTATATTATATTATAATAATTTAAAGAAAATAATAGAAATTATGGGAAATTATGGGAAATTTCAAAATGAAAATAGAAAAAAAAGTAGGTAAGAGAACCTATGAATTTACTGTTGAAGGTGGCAATCTTCATGAAGCGGTAATGGAATCAAAAAAGTTGTCATTCTATGATGTTCACAAATGTGGATGTTGCGGTAGCGATGACCTTGTGTTAGATGCGCACGTAGCTCAGGGGAAATTCAAATACACTACAGTTAAGTGTAATGGATGTAAAGCTTCTGTTAACTTTGGGCAACAACAAGAAAATCCAGACGTATTTTACCTTAGAACAAGAAATAAGGCTGATAACTCTGGTAAGGAAATTGAATGGAATGCAGCTCCTGCTTCAGAACAAGCTCCTCAACAAGTTGCTCAACAACAAGCACAAAACTATACCCAACAACCGAACAACGGTCAGCAAGGTCAATAATCAGTTAACATTTTATAAGCATGGCAAAAAAGAAGAACTCTCTTCCTGAGGGGTTCGAGGACGTGGATGGTAAAATCATCCACTCCTCTTCTAAGGAAGAGTACACAAAAGAAGGAGATGATTTAATCTGCATCTCTACTGGAGAAGTATTTGAAGAGGTTAAAAAAACCAAAGAAGAAGCTCCTAAACTAAAGAAAAAGTTTCCAAAATTAAGTGACTACAAAAAGAAAGTTAATCATAAATCTGTTGAGTATAAACCTCAAGAGTGGATTGGGATGAGCTCTGCTTTTAAAGAGGTTACAAAATTGCCTGGAATTCCAACTGGTCACGTAATAATGAACTATGGGAAATCAGATACAGGTAAGAGTACAATGGCTCTGGAAGCTGCTGCATTCGCTCAGAAACAAGGTATAGTTCCAGTATTTATTATCACTGAAAATAAATTTAGCTTTGAAAGAGGCGAAAAGATGGGTGTTAATTTTGACGAAGCTATTGTGCATAATGGCGTTGCAACTATTGAGGAAGGTTGTAAGTATGTGAAAGAAATTCTTGATGCGCAGGAAAAAGGAGACCTACCATATGATGTTTTATTTCTTTGGGATTCTATCGGAGGTACGCCTTCTGAAAAAGAACTTGGAAAAATGGAAGATGGTTCAGGTGGTGGAGGTATGATGGTTACTGCCAGAGTTCTTCGTGAGGAAATAACAAGATACCTTGGGCCAAGAATAAATGCTACAAGGAATGCAAGTTTTCCTTATACGTCTACTTTGATTGTAATTAATCACGCTTACACTGCGCCTCCAACATTTCCAGGTGGACAGTCGTCTTTGGTTCCTTATGGTGGAGATGGTGTTTATTATGTATCTACTCTTGTGTTTAGAACTGGAGGAATACTTGGAAGGTCAAGTAAGATTAAAGCTGTCAGCAAGAAGGTTGAATATGGATTTGGTCTTTTAACAGATTTGATTGTTATGAAAAACCATATTACAAACGCCACGCCTACAAAAGGTAAAATTGTTTGTACTGACGATGGGTTCATTTTAAACGAAAAGGCAGATAAAGATGCTTATAAAGCTGCTCACGCACATGAGTGGGGAATGGAAGTTGAAGATATATCTGAAGAAACAGAAGAAATGTAAAAAGAAAAAGCCAAGTATTAACACTTGGCTTTTTTTTGCTTAAATATATGAAAACGTTTATTATATATTTTGTAAATTTTTTATTGGTATTTATAATAAAAAGATAAAATGAATAGAAAAAACAGAAATTATTGGACAAAAGAAAAATGTGAAAAAGAGGCGTTGAAGTATAAATTAAGGTCTAAATTTAAAACAAACTCAGGAGGAGCTTATAACGCTTCTAATAAAAATGGTTGGTTGAATGAAATTTGTTCTCACATGTCAGTTGTTGGCAATAAATACAGAAGACTTGTTTATGTATATGAATTTGGCGATAAATCTGTATATGTAGGGTTAACTTATAATATTGAAGAAAGAGACAACAAACACAGGAGAGATGGTAGAAGTAGGGTTTTTAAGTACATAAAAAAAACTGGAATGAATCCAATATTATCTTATTCAGATTATATAGACGTTGAAGATGCTAAAATTTTGGAGGGAGATAAAATCGAGTTTTATAAAAAAAATGGATATAATGTTTTAAATTTAGCAGATGCTGGAGCTATTGGTGGAGGAAATTTGAAGTGGACAAAAGAAAAGTGTATAGAAGAGTCTATAAATTATAAAAAAAGAACTATATTCGCAAAAGAGAGCGGTAGCGCATATAATTCTGCAAGAAAAAATGGATGGCTCGATGATGTTTGTGTTCATATGAATAAAATCATCAAAAAACACAAAGGTTATTGGACGAAAGATAAGTGCAAAAAAGAGGCCTTGAAGTATAAAGCAAAGAAAGAGTTGTACAAAAAAAGCCCAGGAGCATATATGTCAATGTTTAAAAATAATTGGCTTGATGAGCTTTGTCCTCACATGAAGACAAAAAAACCAAATGGATATTGGACCATAGAAAGATGTTTTGTTGAAGCTGAAAAATTTGAAACAAAAGGAGAGTTTCAAAAAAATAGCGAAAGTGCTTATAAAGCCTCTTTAAGTAATGGTTGGATAAATAAATTTTTTAAATAATTAAAAAAATGGATAATAATAAAAATTTTAGAACTCTTTTGATAGATGGGCAATGGAATCTTAAAAGGAACTTTTATAAAAGAAAAGACCTAATGGGTGCCAATCGCAAGCTTTGTGGTGGCACCTTTGGTTTTTTAGATAGTACCAAATCTGTTATAAACAGATTGATGCCAGACAGGGTTATAGTTTTTTGGGACGGATTTCACGCAGGAAAACTAAGGTACAACATCTACAAGCCATACAAGGCTAATAGAAAAAAGAATTGGGAGAACGAGACGAGAGTCATTGCAACTGAGGGTCATGGTATAACCAATGAAAAAGATGCTGAAGACTTTCAATTATTATCTCAAAAGATAGACGTTCAAGTTTATCTGGAAGAACTATTTGTAAGGCAGGCGGAGTTAGATTATATTGAGGCCGATGACCTTATCGCTTATTATATACTTGGTTGCAAAAATCCTGACGAACATATCTACATCTACAGTAGAGACCAAGATTTCTTTCAACTTATATCAGATAATGTGTCAATGGTTAATCCAGACAGTATGGATATAATCACAAAGACCAACTTTAAAGAAAAGTATGGCTACGTTGTTGACAATGCTTTGCTTTTAAAATGTTTTTCAGGAGATAGTTCAGATGGTATTTCTGGAGTTCACGGAGTCGGTGTGCCAACTCTTCTTAAGCATTTTCCAGATATGATTACTGAAAAGTATACTTATGGTAGATTGGTAGAAGAATGTTATGAGAAGCAGAAAAAGAAGAAGTTAAAAACTTATGAGAAAATAATTCAAGCTCAAGATACTTTGTATAGAAACGCAGAGTTAATGAACCTTAAAAAACCTTTCTTAAACCAAGAAGCTATTGATGAAGTAGATAAAATCAGAGTCAGTACATTCAATGATGAAGGTTCTATTGAAAATGCTATGAAGATGTTTGCAAAAGACGGATTCAATCAATTTTTTGGAACAGATAATTTCTTTGGACCATTCTATAATCTGATGGCCAAAGAGAAAGAGTACGAAGAAAGTTTGAAATAATTTAAAACTTCTTTGCTTACTTTAGAAAAATAAGTGCTATATTTGCACGGAGAGAGAAAGACAACTTATGAGTAATATGAACAGCAATGTATTCAATTCCTTTGCACAAGAGGACGAAGGGGATAGCGCCCTAAACTCAAATTATCAGAACAAATTTATTCACGTTTTTTGTGAAGATAGGACTGGTTTTTCTGAGACTATTGTTGACATTCTCGAAAGTAGTTATTTTGACGGCTACCAAAAAATTCTTGTTGATTACTGTATACAATACTACAACGATAGAGGAACTATTATCAGATTTGGAACTCTGAGAGATAGAGTATCCTTCAAAGAAAGAGGTATTCCAAGAGAGCATATTCTTGGTCTTATTGATAAAATAGAAGCCTTAAAAGTTGAAGACAAAGTAGAAGTTCAAGAGTCATCGAGGGAGTTTTTTGTAAAAAGAAATGTTAGAGAAGTAATTCTTAGGGCAGCAGAAAATTGGAAGAAAAATAAGTGGGATAGCATCTTAAAAGATTTTGAAGAAGCATTAAAGGCTGGTCAGCCAAAAGACTCTGGTCACGATTATTTTAAGGATGTAAACAAAAGGCTTAGTAAAGACTTTAGAATGCCGATTCCATTCATGAGAGACCTTGATGAATATATTGGGGGCGGATTGTCCCCAGGAGAGCTTGGAGTTGTGATTGCGCCTCCAGGAGGGGGTAAGTCGATGATGCTTGTAAAAGGGGCTGCAACAGCTCTTCTTGAAGGTAAGAATGTTGTCTACTATTCTATGGAGTTATCAGAAGACGTGGTAGGGCAGAGGTTTGATGCGTGTATTAATGACATTAAGTTAAAGCATGTTTGGGAGTATCCAGAATACATTACAGAAAAGCTTGAAGATGTTGCAAAGCTTGGTGGTGGATTAAAGATTAAAGAGTTTCTTGAAGGCGGTGTTACAGTTAATACAATTAAGGCGCATCTTAAAACTCTTGAACTTGAAGGTTTCGTTCCAGATATTATATTTGTAGATTACCTTGGTCTTATGAAACCTCTTGGTTCTTATGCTGAAATGAGACATGCTTTAACAGATGTTGCAGAGGGGTTAAGGAATATTGCTAATAATTACAGAATACCAGTTTGGACAGCTCACCAAACAAATCGTTCTGCGATTCAGGAGGAGAAAATTAATACTGGACACATTGGGGAGTCGTTGGGTATTATTGCAACGGTTGACCTTGCTTTTGGGCTTGGTAGGCCAGATGAAATGAAAGAGATAAGTAGAGCTATGCTTGGGATAATTAAGAACAGAAACGGTCAAGATGGGCTTTATAAACTACTGTTGTTTGATACGAGCAGAGTTTTGATTGAAATGGCAAACGAAAACGAAGAAGGGGTTGTTGCAAGTAGGCCAGCAGAAAACGAACAATCTCTCGATGAGATTGCGTTATTTTTAGATAACGGAGCGTCAAATTCTGGCTAAACCTCTTAAGTATAGGAGGTGTTAAAAACTAATTTGACATCTTTCTTGGATAAAGAATTTTGTTATTTATTTATTATAAAGATTGTAGTTTATGAAAAAGATTTTAGAAAAAAGAGCCAGACCCGTTCAAGAGCCAATTTCAAAAAGTCAATCACTACATCTTTTAATTTACAAATCAATTTTCTTAAACAAAAAGGAAGATTTTAGTAAAAGTAATTAGTTTTTTGCTGAAACCATTTATTTATTCAGTGTAACCCATTGTTATGCTGCAGGGAATTGTCACCTAAAAAATTAAAAAAAAACAAAAAATGAAAGAAAAAAAAGAAGAAAAAGGAAGTGAATTTATGGAGCCAATATTAAGAGAGAATGATGGTAGATTTGTTCTGTTTCCTATTGAGCATGATGACATTTGGGAGTTTTACAAAAAGTCTCAAGCAAGCATTTGGACAGCAGAAGAGATAGACCTTGAGCAGGATATAAAAGATTGGGAAACGCTTAGTGAAAATGAAAAGTATTTCATTAAAAATGTGTTAGCATTTTTTGCAGCATCAGATGGTATAGTAAATGAAAATCTTGCTGAGAATTTTGTAAACGAAGTTCAGTATACAGAAGCAAAGTTCTTCTACGGATTTCAAATTATGATGGAGAACGTTCACTCTGAAACTTACTCTTTATTGATAGATACTTATGTTAAAGATAGCGCTGAACAAAAGAGGTTGTTTAATGCGATTGATACTATTGATGCAGTTAAGAAAAAAGCTGAGTGGGCTTTGAAGTGGATTGATTCAGATAGTTTTGCTGAAAGACTTATTGCATTTGCTGCGGTTGAGGGAATATTTTTCTCAGGTTCATTCTGTTCTATATTTTGGTTGAAGAAAAGAAATTTAATGCCTGGACTTAGTTTTTCTAATGAATTGATTTCAAGAGACGAAGCTCTTCATTGTGATTTTGCAGTCCACCTTCACAATCACCACGTTGTTGATAAGGTGCCTAAAGAAAGAATTAGAGAGATTATAGAATCTGCTCTTGATATTGAAAAAGAATTTATTTTAGAGTCATTACCAGTTAGTTTGATTGGTATGAATTCAGCTCTTATGTCTGAGTACCTTGAGTATGTTACTGATAGATTGTTGTTAGATTTAAAGTGTCCTGTAGTTTATGGAACTAAGAATCCATTTGACTTTATGTCTAATATTGCATTAGAAAATAAGACTAACTTTTTTGAAAAAAGAGTTGGTGACTACGCAAAATCTGGTGTTGGTAATTCAGCTGAAGATAACTCATTATCATTCGATGGTGACGAAGATGATTTTTAAAAAATAATAAGTTAAAATATGAAAGTAATAAAAAGAGACGGCTCAGAAGAGACGGTGAAGTTTGATAAAATTTCAGCAAGAATAAAAAAGCAAACATACGGATTAGATTCTGAGCATGTTGATTATATGGAAATAGCCAAGAAGGTTATTTCTGGTGTTTATGATGGAGTAACATCTAAAGAGCTTGATGAGCTTGCAGCAGAAACTGCAGCGGCAATGACAAGAGTCCATCCAGACTATTCTATATTAGCAGCGAGAATAGCATTGACTTCTTTGAAAAAAGAAACTAAGAAGAGTTTCAAAGAGACTGTTGAAGATTTGTATAACTATATAAGTCCAGAGACTGGAGAGGCAGCGCCTCTTGTTTCAGAAGAGTTATATAACCTGGTTCAAAATAATGGTAAAAAAATTGAATCAATGATTGTTCATGATAGAGACCTTGATTTCGAATATTTCGGATTTAAGACTCTTGAGAGGTCCTATTTATTGAAGATAGCTGGTAACATAGCTGAAACACCTCAACACATGTATATGAGGGTTGCGTTGGGTATCTGGGGAGATAACTTTGAACAAGTTCAAAATACATATGAGTTATTGTCAACTGGTCAATTTACGCACGCAACACCTACTTTGTTTAACTCTGGAACTCCGAAGCCTCAATTGTCTTCATGTTTCTTGGTTGCAAACAAAGGTGACGATATTAATTCTTTGTTTGATACTGTTAAGGATGTTGCAAACATTTCTAAGTGGGCTGGAGGAATAGGTCTTCATATCCATAATGTTAGAGCAAAAGGTTCTTACATAAAAGGTACTGGAGGATATGCTGATGGTATACTTCCAATGCTTAAAACATACAATGAAGTTGCTAAGTGGATAAATCAAGGTGGTAAAAGAAAAGGCTCTTTTGCTATTTATCTTGAACCATGGCATGCTGATGTTGAACAGTTTATTGACCTTAGAAAAAATCATGGTAAAGAAGAGCTTAGGGCGAGAGACTTATTTTTAGCACTTTGGGTTCCTGATTTGTTTATGCAGAGAGTTGAAGAAGATAAAAGCTGGTCTTTAATGTGTCCAAATGAATGCCAAGGGCTTTCTGATGTTTTTGATTCACATGACAATAAAGCGTTTACAGCTTTGTATGAGAAATATGAATCAGAAGGTAAAGTTAGAAAAACAATGCCAGCAAGGGAATTGTGGGCAAAAATACTTGAGGCTCAGATTGAAACTGGAACTCCTTACATTCTATATAAAGATGCGGCCAACAACAAGTCAAATCAAAAAAACATAGGTACAATCAAATCTTCTAACTTGTGTACAGAAATTTTAGAGGTTTCGACTCCAGATGAATCCGCTGTATGTAACCTGGCTTCAATAGCGCTTCCAAAAATGGTTACAATACCAAGTGGTAGAGTTAAATCGAAAGAAAAGGATTTGAGAGAATATGATTTTGAAAAACTTTATGATGTCGCATATCAAACTACACTAAACCTTAATCAGGTTATTGATGTTAATTGGTATCCAACTAAGGAAACTAAGAAATCGAATATGAGACACAGGCCAATTGGTATTGGAGTGCAGGGTCTTGCGGATACGTTTGCTCTTATGGGTATTCCTTTTGAATCAGATGAAGCTAAAAAGTTAAATAAAGATATTTTTGAGACCATTTACTTTGCATCTATGACAGCATCTAACGATATATCTAAGAAAGTTAGAAAAGAAGCAATGAAATTAACTCTTCAAGATTCTGAAGAGTTTGAAGATGCATATGGAGCATATAAAACATTTAGTGGCTCTCCTCTTTCTGAGGGTCAATTTCAATTTAACCTATGGGGCGTGAATGAGGAAACGCTTTCTGGAATGTGGGATTGGTCTAAACTTAGAAAGTCAGTAATGAAATATGGTGTTCGTAATTCACTTTTACTTGCTCCTATGCCAACTGCCTCTACTGCTCAGATACTTGGAAACAATGAGTGTTTTGAACCTTACACAAACAATTTATACAAGAGAAATACCTTGTCTGGAGAATTTGTTGTTGTAAACAGACATTTGGTTGAGGACTTAATAAACCTTGGCCTTTGGGGTGATGAGATGAGAGTTAAGTTGATACAAAATAGCGGCTCAATTCAAACTATAAGCAACATTCCAGACCAAATTAAGTCTGTTTACAAAACTGTTTGGGAAATGAAAGCAAGCAATTTGATTGATATGTCGGCTGATAGAGGTGCTTTTATCTGTCAATCACAATCAATGAATTTATTTATTCGTGATGCAAATGCTGGAAAACTAAACAAAGCATTGTTCTATGGTTGGAAAAAAGGGCTTAAAACTGGTATGTACTACTTAAGAAGCAATGCTAAAGCTGAAGCAAGAAAATCTCTTGGAGTTGACACAGAATCTTCTGAAAAATTAGAAGAGGTTGTAGTAATTCCTGAAGTAATGGCTCCAGTGGTGCCTCAGGTTTCTCAAGTTGCAGTTATAGAAAAACCCACTGTTGACTTATCAGACGCAGAAGAAGAGGCTTTAAAAGGCTTAAACTGCAGCCTGGATAATCCAGATGATTGTTTGATGTGTGGAAGCTAATCAACCAGTTTTTTTTAATAGACTTTCCAAGGAAGGGGTGGTGTCACTTAGTTGCTGATACTATCTCTTCTTTGCATGAGTTTGCAGAAGAGATAGGGTTAAATAGATGCTGGTTTGAAAAATAAGCGAGGTAAGAATAGGCCTCATTATGATGTCAAAGGAGATGTGATTAAGAGAGCTATTGATAACGGAGCGGTTCAGGTGCCATCGAGAGAAATAGTAAAGTTTCTTAAAGAACATTATGAGAAAATTTGATTTATTAAAATGAGTTTCTTATATTTTATAAAAATAGAAAAGATGAAAAAACCTAAGAGTAGAGTAAAAAGACAGGCAGAGGCAAAAAGAGGCTTAAAAAGAAATAAGCGTTTAAGAGAGTCTCGTATCAAAGTTGCTAAAGCAAGAGAAGCTGTAATCAACAAGAGACGTGCTGAAAAGAAAAAGTACGAAGAATTCATGAAGAAGATGATGGAGGCCAGGTTAAAAGGTGAATTCTAAAATTAGAATTTCTAATAAAATTGTTAAAAAAAGGTGTTTAAAATAGTTAAACACCTTTTTTTTTGGACTATTTATTAGAAAGTATTTCTGCAATGGACGAATTAAGAGAAGAGATTTCAAGCATTTTAAAAGGCGCATTATTGAGCGAGGAGTTTCCTCCTATGCAAGCTCCAGCACCAAAGGTTAAGATGAAGCCAAAAGCAGTCAGGTTTAATGGCGGCACAGAATCTGAATATGTTATCACATTTTCAGAGAGAGGTTTCTTGGTTGATGACACCAGATTGAGTTTCGAAGAGATTCAAAATGCAATATCTAAAGAATACACAATGACTCTTAAAGGAGGTACTGTATTGGATGCTGTTAAAATGCAGCAAATCTTAAAATATAAAGACACTTTTTAATGGACATTCAACAAGAAATAAGAAACATAATAATGGAAGTGTTTAATGAAGCAGCGCCATCAACTCACTTTAAAGATAGAGTTCATGACAGGCTTTCAAGCACTATGTATACAAGACCTAAGTTTAATTACGATGAAATAAAAGGTGCTGTAGATTTGATTAAGAGAGTTAATTTTCCTGAATATGAATCAGCATCAATACAGATAAAGAAATATCCAGTTGTATATTCATCTAAAGACCCAGAGACTGGGCATGTTTCTGTTGGGGATGAGCTTTGGGCAGTTGTGAGAGATAATGTTATTACGACAATATTTTTTAGAAACTCAAACCAATTGCAGCAAGATACCAGGACCGACCATCAAATGTCAATTTCTCAATTAAAGAAATTTTACGATACAGCAGATAAAAATGCTGATGGGACTGTTGATTTTGATACTTTAGAAAAAAAATCTCACAGACAAGGTAAGGGTCAGAGAAAGAAGGTGAAGCTCGATTTTCCAACTGTTGAGATTGGTAATGCAAAATGGTATATTGACGAACCAAATGAGGAGTTGATATATGCAAAGAATACAAAAAAGAGATTATCTTTTGATGACTTAAAAGAAGAAATATTAGAACAAGTCATTGACGCTGTAACGGTTCAAAGTGCAGTGTAGAAAAAATAAATTTATAATTTTATAAAAAATAAGAGATTAGAGCGTTCCAATTTGGAATCCGCTCTTTTTTTGACTATATTTGTTTATAATAAAAAATTGTGGAATAATGGAAAATAATAACAACAACAGAGGAGTGTTTCCTGGCAATGCAATCCCATCGCAGGGAAGCATACAAACGGGGCCTCCAGTACAAGAAGTACAAGAAGAACAAAAGATTACAGCAATACCTGCAGTGGCACCTACGGCACCTACGGCACCTGCTACTAATTTATCACATCATGAATCTGCGGACAACGTTCTCACAGAGGAAGGTAGTAATACTTTTATAAGACTTGAAACAAAAAACCCTGAAGGGCAAATTTCTGGTATTATAGAAGTTGATTTGATTAGCTTTAGAGAAAGAGGGCAAGAAAGCAGGTTCCTTCAAGTACATACCACTGGAGCTGACTCAGAAGGTAATGAAAGCACAACTGCTATAAACATTGACAACGAAGAGGACTTTAATAAGTTCAAAAAATTCATTTCCCAGCTTAACTGGAATGATTAATAAATAATAGGATGAATATGTTGAAAGGAGATGAAACAATGCAAAGAGACAACTTGTCGCTTAAGTGCTATTACAAAGAAGTTAGAAGGTATGACCAGGTTGATGGAAAGGAGCAAGTAAAATTAGCTATAAAAGCCAGAGACGGAGACCAAAGGGCTTTAAAAGAATTGATTGAGAGTAATTTAAGATTTGTTCTATCAGTTGCAAAAGAATACACATATACTGGGATGCCGCTGGAAGATTTAATTCAAGAAGGTAACTTAGGTTTAATAAAAGCCGTAGAGCGTTTTGATGACACTAAGGGGTTTATGTTTATTTCTTATGCGGTTTGGTGGATTAGACAATCTATATTGCAATCAGCATACGAAAATGGAAGTTCAGTTAGATTGCCAGTGAATAGAATCAATGCAATCAATAAGGTGATAAAGGCTACGGAAGCGCTTTCTAAAGAGCTTAGTAGGGAGCCGACTATAAAAGAGATTAGTAATTTTTATTACAATGAAGAAGAAGGGAAGTCAACTTTGTCTGAAAAAGAGGTTAGGAATGCTTATACCGATAATGGCATAGAGATTTCTCTTAACACAACTGTGTCAGATGAGTCTGCTACAGAACTTCACGAGTCAATGGCTGGAGATGGATTAAGAGAGATGGAAAACGGAATGAATAAACATGCTCTTCAGACTGAAATAGAAGACGTTTTAGATGAGTTGACAGAAAGAGAAGGTGTTATCTTAAAGATGTATTTTGGACTTGATGGAGGAGAAGAGATGACTCTTGCTGAAATAGGAAATAAAATTGGTCTAACAAACGAAAGAGTTAGACAGATTAAAGAATTTGCTCTTAAAAAGTTAAGAACGTTTAATAATAGTTCAAAACTAAAAGAGTTTTTAAATTGTGAAATTAGATAATGAAAGAAGTTAATGTAGATTATTATATATTAGTTAAAAACAAAGAGATGGGTGATGGCGAAGTTATTCCACATAGCCAAGAGCTCATCTTAATAAAAGAAGACGAGGACGGTCTTCTTTTTTTTGAAACATATAATAGTGATTATAAAAAGTTGTTTTGGACCTCAAAAACGGAGGTTAATTTTGTCAAATCTGTACAAGAAAATTGGAGTGATGAAAAAATAAAAGAAAGAAATAATTACATCAATGGTGAGTTTGTGTAATATTTTCACTATATTCGCTTTATAAATAACAAAAATTTAGAAGAGATGAGTTTAGATTTAAAATTAAACCTTAAGAAACCTTTGGTATTTTTAAAGGTTGCTACAACTGGATTAGAACCAGTTCAAAAAAGAGACAGCGACAAACCAGCTGATAGAATCATAGAAATTTCTATAATTAAAGTTGACACTGAAAGGCAAGTTCAAATTGCTACTAAGTTGGTGAATCCAGGAATGTCAATTCCAGACGAAGCTTCATTGTTGAATGGTTTGACAGATGCAGATGTTGCAGGTGCCCAATCTTTCAAAGAAATTGCGGCAGCTTTATATTCGTTTATAGGAGATGCTGATTTTGCTGGATTTAGCCTTACAAATTTTGACCTTAAATTCTTAACAGAAGAGTTTAATAATGCTGGTATAGAATTTACAATTGTTGGTAGAAACATTATTGACTTAAGTTCAATATATCACAATATGGAGAGAAGAGATTTCAGAGCAGCTATCGAAAGATATACTGGAAAAACTCTTGAGGATACTCCAATTAAATCAGAGCAAGCAAATATTGAGTCTGTAAACATTTTTAATGGAATGGTTGCCGCTTATCCTGAGGATGCAAGGTTTATAAATACAAACCCAAACACTCTTCATGACAACTTCAATAGAAACAAAAAAGCTCTTGATGTACGTGGTAATATCATTTTAAATAATGACGGAAGACCAGTGTTTAATTTTGGTAAGTACAAAAACAATCTTATTGGCGATATGATGCTTGCTGATGCAAGTTACTATGATTGGTGTGTTAATGCTTCAGATATGCCTGGAGACACTAAGTTGTTGCTTAGAAAAATCACAGAAAAAGCAAAACAAGCTCAGGCTCAAAACGTTTAATATATTATGGCCAAGAAAAAGATAAACTTAGTGGTTGACCCTATAAATTAACCTTCATAGTTGCGCACTAAAAAGTTTTTTCGGCTCTTTTAAAATCTTTTATCCTATTTATAGAAAAGGATAAAGATGAAAAAAGTTAGAACAAGAAAGTGTAAACTACATCCAGATGGAGGTAGGATAATTATCCCAAACAATGGAACCAGATGTAAGATATGTTACGAAAAATCAAAAAAAGATAGGGTTGAGAAAAATATAAACAAAGCCATTGAAGTCCATAGCGGCAGATATGACTATTCTTTGGTTTGGTATGAAAAAGTTAAAGATAAGGCTAAGATAATTTGTAAAAAACATGGAGTTTTTGAGCAATGTATATGGAATCATTTAAAAGGTATAGGATGTCCTTGTTGTGCAAAAGAAGAGAAAACAGACGATAAATCTGATGCTATAAAAAGGTTTGCAGAAGTACATGGAGATAATTATAATTATTCATTAGTTGAATATGTTGGTGATAAAACTAAAGTTAAAATAATTTGTGAAAATCATGGCGTTTTTGAACAGTCTCCAGGGAAACATAAAGCTGGACAAGGGTGTCCAAGGTGTAGATTGTCTCACGGAGAAAGGGAGGTCAAAAGATTCTTGGATAACAAAAGGGTTTTATATGAATCTCAAAAGAAATTTGATGAATGTAAGAATATTAACTACCTTCCATTTGACTTTTACCTTCCAAATTATGATATGTGCATTGAATATGATGGAGAGCAGCATTTTGAGCCCAGATTCACAATTTCAAAAAAGAGTGATTCGAACTTTAAAAAGATTAAAGAAAATGATTCTATAAAAAATGAATTTTGCAAAAAAACAAATAAAAAGCTTTTAAGAATACCATATTATGATAAGAAAAATATTGAAGCGATTTTAGAAAAAGAAATTTTAAAATGGGAAAAAAGAAAGAAATTACAATAGACAGAGGTCAAGTTGATTTATTCGAAGGTACATCGCACGCAAAAAAATCAGAGATTCAATATACAGATGAGCAGAGTGCATTTATAAATTATTCAGAAAAAGATTCTTTAATACTTGCGGCAACAGCTGGTTCAGGAAAGTCATTCAGTTGTGTTCAAAGGTTAAAGTCTCTTGTTGATAGAGGTGTTGACCCAAACAAGATTATATTTTTCAGTTTCACAAAAGCTGCCACTGATGAGCTTAGAGAAAGGGTTGCGTCTGCAGGGATTCAAGTTCGTGAGAAAGTAAGTTCTCATGGACAGGGTTGTACGATTACTACTATACATGCATTCTCTAATAGTTTGCTTGCCAGTATGAAAAAGTATAAAGCGATAGCGTCATTTTATGAGTTTTTAAACTGGTTCAGACAAGAGCATAAACCAAGTAGTCACGCTACTAAAGAACAAAAAGAGGCTCACTTTGAACTTATTGCAAACATGTATGAAGATGCTGAACAGCTGTCTTCAGCTATAGGTTCATTTAAGTTGCAGTCTGCTGATAATGTAAAGGCTCCAGTTCCTCAGTTTTATAATGATTACAGAAAATTCTTAAGAGTAACAAAGAAAAGAGATTTTTCTGACATGCTTATTGAGGTTCGTGATTTATTAAGAGAGAATAAGTGGCTTAAGATGTTTAGAGATAAGTATGATTACATATTTGTAGATGAGTATCAAGATACGAGTACTATACAGCTTCAAACACTTCTTTCGTTAAATGCTAAGTATTACTATTTAATTGGTGACCGTAATCAAAGTATTTATGGATACTCTGGAGCAAACTGTAGCAAACTTGAGTCAATGCTAAAGAAAAGGCGTGATGTTACCGAAATGAGCCTCTCTGTCAACTTTAGAAGTGATGAGTTGATTGTAGAGAACTCAAATAAGTATTCGTCTCTTACAGCGACTGCAAATAGCGCAGACAAAGGTGATGTTGACAGGAAAGTGATGCTTAGGTTAGATGAGCTTGTTGAATTGTTGAAACAACCAGGAGAAGTTGTTGTGCTGGTTAGGACAAATGCTACAATTAGAAAACTTGAGAAAGAACTGCTAAAGAGGAAGGTTCCAATGAAGTACTTCAATTTCATCAACGATGCTGATATTAAGAAATACAAAGGAGGAGATGTAGATTCTCACCTTAGAGGTAAAATGAATAACTTCAAGGGTCACTTCGAAAATGATGCCCAATTAATGACGTTCATAGAGCAGTTCAAAAAGTCTAAGAAATTTATTACTACAATACACAAGAGTAAAGGGCGTGAGTTTGATGAGTGTGTTGTTGTTAATTCTGTTTCTCCAGAAGTTCTTCAGGAGTGCGGAATTTACGACAAGCTTGGAAAAAAACGCCTGGAGAGAGTTTCTTTTACTGAAAAAGATGAAGAGTCTAAGAATATTCATTACGTAGCTGTTAGTCGCTCAAAGCATAAACTATATTTTATGATTTATGAATAATTTAATTGACTTAATATATGACAGACAAGACTAAAGAATTTTTACAGAAACTGAAAGACTCTGGTAACTGGAATAATAGGAATGATAGGAATGATAGGAATGATGGGTATGATTATTCTAATGTTGTGCATGTCAATACTAAAACTAAAGATAATAAATTTTGAATTATTCGTTTAATTAAAAATTTATTATCTTTGTAAACTGATTTTTTAGAAATCATGAAACATTTCTTTAAATTTAACGTATAAATAAGTAATAATAATTTAAAAACAAAAAAGTAAAAATGATTAGCATTCTAAATCCAAAGAAAGAAATCACAATTGATTTCCCAATAGAAAAAGTAAAATCATCTATTTCTAAAATTTATATCACATCCGATGGTAAATATAGAATTCATGATGAGAATGACATTCTTAACCAAGTTATTCTTGAATGCTTTGAGGGTTTATCATTAGGTGTCTATATTGACTTTAATATGACTAAAATTTCAGATATAAGCACGAAAATTACAATTGAGATTAGACGTAAGCTTGGCTCTTTTGATAACTCAATTGAGGTCCAAAATGCGAATTATCATCTCCAAGATTTAACAAAATACTTATCTGAAATTGTTAAATTATCCGATGTTGAATTTGAGGTTAAATATGCACAGAATATGCAAAAAATTAAAGAAGATGAGATGGATGCATCAAAACCTTGGTATGCACAAAGATATGTCGCTAATGCGTGGTTAATTTTAGGCATCTGTACTTTACCATTGATTATTGGTATTATAATTTTACCGATTGGTATTTACGCAAAAGCTAAAAAATCAAAATACGATAATAAATAAATTTAGTACATTAACTTATGAATAAAGAATTTCACGATAAAGTTGATAAAATGTTTGCGTCAAGACTCAAGAGGCACATCGTGAGAATTAAGGATATGGAGAATGACAAAATTCTTACAGAAGAAGATATGAATTATGATTTAGTTCTATTTGATTCAGACCTTAATATTTATAAACTTGTCGATGGGGTTCCTCAGCAGATAGACAATCAAAACTTTAAAGCATTGTTGTTATAACAAAAAAAGACACCCAATGAGGTGTCTTTTCTAATTTTATAAAATTAAGTTTATTTTGATAATCTTTGCATAACTCTGTTCATAAGAATTTCTATATCGAAACCATCATAGACATCAAGTCCTTCAAACATTCCTGCGATACCGCTTTCATCTACTTTGTCGGCATAGTTAGTTACTTTACCATAATCAGCTGAGGCATCTCTTGTTCTTTTAACATCAGCCCAAGCATCTTCAATATCACGAACCTCACTTTCCAATCCAAGGACAGTAAGTTTGTTTATAATTTTTGAAATTTGAGCTCCATTTTGGAAATCAATTTTATCTTTAACTCCAAGTTTGCTTAAAACATCTGGACCAAGTTCATACATTGAATCGCTCAAATCTTTAAGAGCCGCTTTTGTTTCAGGAGAAGATACGTAAGAACGTTTTCCATCCCCAGAGAAGCTTGGGTCTTGAGAGATAGTTTGTCTAAGATTTTTAAGAACTATGTTTTTCAAGTCAATATCTCTTTTCTTTGCATAAGAAAGCATGTCGCTAAGTCTGTCAAGCGTAAGGGCAGTGTTTCCATCTTCATCTTTTTCTTTTCTCGAAAGTAATTGTGCGAAATTTCTTGAAACATCTTTACCAATTCCAAAATGCTCTGGGAAATCTTCAGCAACTTCATTTGGAGTAAATCCTTTTGTAAGTTCTCTAAAGGCGATGTATTGTTTTTCTGAAACATTATTCTTAAGCCATCCATTAACGATTGCCAATAAATCTTGGTCTTCCGATATTGATGCTTCAGTGTCATTGTCTGCTCCTAATGAGTTTGGGTCAGCCATTGTCGCTCCAAGTGTGCTATCGTCTCCATAAGGGTCATCCATAGAGCCCATGCTGTTTCCAGCTCTTGAATAAGTATCCTGAGTTCCACCAAGGCCTTTTCCTCTAAATCCTTTTTGAATTACATCATACATTTTAGAATTCAAGTTGTTTAAAACAATTCCACCAAAACTACTTCCAGCTCCAGGTGTGTATTTGTCTATAAACCCATCAAAGTTTTTCATGAATGATTCATACGCTGAAGCTGCAGCATCTTGAACTGCATCTCTATCTTTTCCTGGCCATTTTCCCATAAGTACATTTAATGTCTTGTTGGGTCTTCCATCTGCATTCATTGCTGGGAAAAAAGCTCCCTGGATACCATTTTTAATTTTTTGCTTAGTATTTTGGTCTTCTGTACTTTTGTATTCAGAAATAAGCGCATCTAATATGTAGTTAAAAACATCATTCTGCTTTGTGTTTGCTCCATTGTTTGAGAACCCACTTGCATCTCCATAAGTTTTAACTCTTGCAATCATTTTATCTGCTGCTGCTTTGTCTGCAGGATTCATACCAGCTTCTGCTTCAGAAATCAAATCTTTATATAGTTCATTGAATGCTTCTGAAATTATTTTTTTAACGTCTTTGTTCATTGTTTGGTAATGTTAATGAGTTGTTTCTAATAAATACATCAAAAAAGTCAAAATAAATTTGGATGTTAACTAAAAGTGACATAGATTTGTAGTCTAATTAAGTGAAACAAATAATAATTTAAAATTAAAAATCATGAATGGATTAAACGATGTTACTATCATGGGTACTTTAGGTGCTGATGCAGAAGTAAAACAATTAGATGGTGATAAGGCTGTTGCAAACATGTCTATCGCAATTAACGACTCTTATGCGCCTAAAGCTGGTGGAGATAGAGTTCAAACTACTGAATGGGTTAAGGTTGAGGCTTGGAATGGTCTTGCTAATTTCTTAGGAAGTTATGGAAAAAAAGGAACTGGGTTTATCGTAAAAGGTAAATTAAAGACTGATAGCTACGTAAAAGAAGTTAATGGTCAAGAGGTTACTTTTTATTCTACTAAAGTAGTTGCTGACAAAATTTTGTTCACTGGAACAAAAGCTAACGGTACTGACGCTGCTCCAGCACAAAACTCTGCTCCAGCACAAAACTCTGCTCCAGCACAAAAAGCTAATGCACCAGTTGCAGAGGCTCAAGCGCAAACTAAGGAGTATGTTGCAACAAATGATTTTGCTAACGCAAAAGCACAGGATGATTTACCATTCTAAATTAAGTTTTGTTTATTAAATTAAAAGAACCTTTCAGCAATGCTGGAGGGTTTTTTTATTTATCTAATTTTGGATAAGACTTGACGTAAAGTTCTGGGTATTTTTTTCTAACCTCTTTGACGATTTGCATGATAGAAACATATGTTCCCTCGGCATACACCCTCTTGAGGTAAGCGACATAATCTTCTCTGGTCTTCAAATCTCTTGCGTAGGCATCCTGCCACATAGCATAGTCAATAACACTTTCTCTCCAGTGACTATAATAAGCGTGACCATTTTGCTCTCCCTTGTGAGTTGTTGTTCTTGAGGTCGCACACTTCATTCCAAAAAGGTTATTGTTTTTCTCAAACATATTAGCGCCAGGATTGGTCCCCCAGTTTCCGCTTTCATATCTCGCTTGTGCAAACGCAATGTCTGGAAATTTAATATTTAACTCAAGAATATAGTTTTTAAGTTTTTCTTCAGAGAATTCATCAGCGTTATTGACAACGACTATAATTTCCTCTGGCTCCATTGAGGATAGGTTGATAATGTTCGGATTTTCATTAATTTTCTTCTCAACTCTTTTATTAGCCATTAGCGAGCTTATAAAGAGTACAGCAACTGCAATTAGCAATAGAGTTGATGTGACAATTATTGCTAATGATTTTTTAGCAAATCTATATTCAAGTTTTTCTTTATCAAAATAGTATAGCATAACTTAATGTTCTATTGGTTCAATTAAGTTATACGTAAACAAAAAGAAAATGTTTGGAAAATTTAAGATTCTTTATTTTTTAGATTATCTTTTATGGTGTCTAAATTCTCTTTTACCATAGAATCAATTTGGCAATCAATTGCATTAAATCTTCTTGTTAGTTTTTCGTAGAATTTTTCTGTAATATGGTCATGAATCCTGTCATCAATAGGTACATCATAAGGGTATCCTCCATTAATAATAGTTAATTTATGTCTTCTAATGCAGATGAATGAGTCTTTATTTTTAACGCCTTTTCTTGAATTTTTGGGGTCCATGATTAATTCGCTACTGCTACTGTTAATCATTTGAATAACAACTGCAATAGCTTTTTCTTGAACGTCATCCAAAGCTAAGTCTTTATCTTTAGATTTTTTGAGCCTTACTCGTAGTTTTCTAAGTTTGTATTTTAGTCCCATATTACTTTAAAGGTATATATTATATACGTAAATTTAAAAATAATGTTGCCTTTTTTATAGAATAACGGCTTATGACACCTTTTTTTTAGACTATTTATATTAAATGATTTTTGTATGAAAAAGCTTACAGACATAGTAAACGAAGAGTTTTCGAAAGTTTTCAAAGAAGAACTTTATAAGGAAGAAAGAATTTCCAATAAAGATGCTGCAGAGGAAGTTGCGAATAGACAAAACTTCGTTGGCTCACACACTTATGGTGAAGATTTGGGAGACCTTGGTCAAATGTATGCAGCGTATTCTTATGGAGAACAACATCCTTTGTATGTATGGGATGGTCAAAGATGGTATCATAATAATGAACAATACATACTTCCAGATGGAAGACCGAATAAGTGGACAATGAAACACTTAGATAACCTTAGGCCTAATGGCGAAACTCAAGGTAGGCCAACATCATTTCTTATAAAAATACTTAGCAACTTCAAGCGCAAGCACGGGATAGGAGACAACTCTCACACTGACCTTGCTCCAGGGGAAAAATAAGTTATTTTTATTTGATTTTTATGTTTAAAAATCTTAAATTTGCATATGAAAAAATTCTTTAATAAGTACTTTTGGACGCTACTTATAGTGTTGGCGGCTCTTGGTCTCGCTGGTTCTGCAGCGTACTTTTCTATTTCAGGATTGTCTAAATTATTTGGTGGTGCCGCTCTTGAGGTTATCATTATGGCATCCTTTATAGAGTTTGGTAAGCTTGCTACTACAGCAGCGCTTCACAGATATTGGACCAAGACAAAGTGGTGGATGAAATACACGCTAACAGCTATGGTGTTGGCTGTAATGCTTATTACCAGTTCAGGTATTTATGGGTTCCTGGCAGGAGCTTACTCTGAAACGTCAATTCAATTAGACAAAATTCAAGGTAAAATAGAGTTGATAGAGAAGCAACAAGAGCAGAAGCAAACTCAAATCGCTGGTATTGACGAAATCAAGACATCAAAATCTGATAGAGTTACTTTACTTAATGACACAAGGGTTCAGCAGGAGGCTCGTCTTGATTCGCTTTATAATAAAGGCTGGAGCAGTAGTGCTAAAAAAACACAAATTCTTATAGAGCAGTCAACAGAGGAGATTCAAAAGCTTCAAGCTGAACTGGATACTATTGCTTTAAAAGTAAATGTGATAAATCAAGAGATTGGAGATTTAGACATCGAAATACTCGACCTTCAAAATTCAGACATAGCTACAGAAATAGGGCCACTTAAATATATGTCAACAGTTCTTGATAGGCCTATGGATGATATTATAAACTGGTTCATATTAATGCTTATATTTGTATTTGACCCATTGGCTGTGTTGTTGGTTATATTTGCCAGCAACATATATGATGCTAACAATGAAGGAAACAGGCTGCCAGAAGATGATAAAAAAAGGTTTTTAGGCCGTCTAAGAGACAGATTCAAAAAACATGAACCAGAAGAGGTGATAGAAGAATTGGTTGAAGAAACCGATTTAGATGAGGCAATAGAAAACTCTGATGAAAGGCAGAAAAAAATTGTTGATGCAATTAATAGCGTGGATGCTGACTCTGAAATTCTTGATTTTGGTCATGATTTCCCAGAAGAAAAAAGCGAAGAAGTAGCTGAGTATGTTGAAGGTGAAAATGGTGAATTCGAAAAAAAAGATGAACCAAAGAAAAGTTTTGCAGCAATACTTCAGGGTATAGAGTCAAATCCTATTTACATGAGCTTATTGGATACTTTGTTCTTAGATGGTAAAAGAGTTATTGGAGATACTATACCTCCAATAAAAGGTTTGATTAAAGATATTGAGTCAAGAAATATCGTATATGATAAGAGGGTTGTAGATAATTTCCTTACCGTTTGTAATCTATTATCAATTACTGACATGAATGACAAGGATAATGTAAAAATTACAATGAGCTATGAGCAAGCTAAGAACGTTGTTTCCTTGGTGTCAAAATAAGAAATAGTTTTAGTTTAAAAATATTAAAGGTAGGCAATGTGTCTACCTTTTTTTTTTGCCATATTTATATAGGTAATGGAAGAAAAAGAAATAAGAGAAGAAATAAGGCGAGCGTTGCATGAGGCGATGCAGCAGGAACACCCATCTCATTCGGTAGTTGGTGGTCACAATAGTTTTCCTTATCACAAGAAAGATGACATCGTAAGGCTTCCAGAGGAAATAGACACTAAAGAAGATTATTTGATGAATTGGGATGAAGTTTCTGAAAACAATGACCTATACGGATTTCCAATGGAGGAATTTGTTAAAGGTATTTATGTGGAAAAAGCAAAGAGAAGTCTCTTTAATATTCTCGACATAGCAGAAATAGTTATCAACAATTTGAAAGAAAATCATCAATTTTATTCAAATTTAGGAGTTTAGCCATTTTTTAGTTTGCTTATACAGTGATTTATTGGTTTCTTCTGATTATTTATAGGAAACTTAGAAATTATGGATTTAGTATTAAAAACGATGGAAAAGGTGGTAATCTCAATTACTACAAATGAGATAGAGAAAAAAGGTTTCGAATTCTTTTGGGACAAAATCAGAAGAACATATCCAACAGAAAAATACGATGTACAATCTATAGGTGCTCTAAAAGATAATGAAAAGATAATCTTTATAGAGCTGGTATATAAAAGGTTAAAGGAGTAATTTAAAAAATATACAGAACCTTTTGTTTTCTCTTGGTTTTTTGGATTAAAATTCTTAAATTTTACAAACATTTAAAGAGATAATTATGGACAGAAGAGCTTTTGGACCAGAAGACGATGATTCTAATACAGATAGAATCAAAAAGAATAGTAAGAGCAAAACTCCAATCCTTGACCATTATGGAAAGGATTTAACAGCGTTGGCCACTAAAGGTGGACTTGACCCTGTTGTTGGTAGAGATGCAGAGGTTGACAAGTTAGTTCAAATCCTCAATAAGAGAAAGAAAAATAACCCTGTACTTGTAGGAGAGGCTGGAGTTGGTAAAACTGCTATCGCAGAAGGTCTTGCTTTAAGAATCGCTAACAAGCAAGTTGATAGATGGCTTTTTAACAAAAGAATAGTTGAGATTAATTTTACCTCACTTGTATCTGGAACTAAATATAGAGGCGAATTTGAGCAACGCATGGAAGACCTTTTAAAAGAAGTAAAAGGAAGTCCAGATGTAATTATATTCATTGATGAGCTTCATAATGTAGTTGGAGCAGGTGGAGCATCTGGCTCTATGGATGCATCAAACATCATCAAGCCAGCGCTTGCCAGAGGTGAGATTAAGGTAATCGGTGCTACAACGGTTGATGAGTACAAGAAGATTATTGAGAGCGATTCCGCTCTTGAAAGAAGATTTCAAAAAATTTATGTAGACATCCCTTCGCCAGAAGAGACTTTACAGATTCTAAAGCAGCTTAGAGAAAGGTATGAGAATTATCACAATGTGATTTATTCTGATGAAGTTCTTGAGAAGTGTGTTGAATTTACTGATAGGTATGTTAATTACAGAAACTTTCCAGATAAAGCTATTGACGCATTGGACGAAGTAGGTTCAAGAGTTAAGTTGAATAACACGCCAGTTCCAGAAGGAATCAAGAAACTTGAAAAAGAGCTTGAAGGAATCCAGGAAAAGAAGAGCGATGCTGCAAAGAGTCAAAAATACGAAGATGCAGCAAAGTTTAGAGACAAAGAGAGAGCAATGCTCGTGAAGATAGAAGAAGAAACTATTAAGTGGGAAGAAAAGCTTAGAGAAACAAGAGTGGTTGTAACCGTTCAGGATGTCGCAGAAGTAATCGCTAATCACGTTGGAGTTCCTATTACAAAGATGACAGATAATGAAAACGAGAGATTAATCAACATGAAGAGCTATCTTGAAAAAACAGTTATTGGTCAAAATGAAGCAGTTGAAAAAGTTTGCGAAGCAATACAACGTTCGAGGTTGGGTATTCAAGACCCTAATAAGCCAATTGCATCATTTTTATTATTAGGTTCAACAGGTGTTGGTAAAACACACTTAGCGAAGCAATTGTCTAATTTTATGTTTGACAGCGAAGATGCGTTTATTAGATTTGATATGAGTGAGTACATGGAGAAATTCAATGTAACTAAACTTATTGGTTCACCTCCAGGATATGTAGGTCACGAAGATAGAGGTATACTTACTGAGGCTGTTAAAAACAAGCCATACTCTATTTTGCTTTTTGATGAGATTGAAAAGGCGCATCCAGATATTTTTAACATCTTCCTTCAAATTCTTGATGATGGTATTTTAACTGATGCTACAGGAAGAGAAATTAATTTTAAGAACACTATTATCATCATGACATCAAATATTGGTACTGATAAGATAATGGGCAAGAAAACTCTTGGTTTTGGAGTTAACAATGATGAGCATGCAAATATTGCTGAAATAGTTGGTATTGAACTTAAAAAACACCTTAGACCAGAGTTGATAAATAGAATTGATGAAAAAATTGTATTCAACCCTCTTAGCGAAGAAGATATTGCTAAAATCGTAGAGCTTGAAATCAAGAAAACAATTGATAGAATCTCAGAAAAAGGTTACGAAATCACTATCGCTAAAGCTGCTAAGGATTATTTGGTAGAGATAGGTTACGATAGAGAATATGGAGCAAGACCTCTTAAGAGAGCTATTACTCAAAACGTGGAGAATGTGATTGCAAAAGCTATTCTTAACGACAATCTTCCTGAGGGAACTAAAATTAAGTTATCATTCGATAAGAAGAATAATAAAATAGTAGCTAAATCATGAGAATGTTAAAAATAGATTCTGGAGGCAGAGTATCTATTGGAGGAGAACTTGCTGACTTGTCTAAATTAGAAGACAAGTCAGAATTTCTTTCAAGCATACTTATGTTGGATGTAGAGCTTGGAGAGAGTATAACTTGCGCTGATTTAATTCACTTTTTCTATGATGCCAAAGGTTTGGTTAGGAGCGTTTTTTCTGAAGAATACGAAGTTGTTAGAGCGCTTGTATCAGCAACACAGTTACCAATAGAGTATAAAGCAATTAGAGTCTATAAGAAATTTAGAATTGAGTTAGAAGACGATAAAGAGTTTGTGTATATGACTCCAGAGATTGAGTTTGTTAAAACTGCAGCTGGAGATGGCATCAAAAACATTTCAGGACTTCCTGTTTATATTGATGAAAGCATAGAATTTATTAGCGAAGGCGCATCAATAAAATCAAACGCTAAATTAAGCTTGTTTGATTTGCTAAATTGTTTGTTTGATGAATTGCCAGCTTTGATTAAGAGTGGCGCTCTATTGTTACCTCAATAAACCTTTGTTGTTGTAGTCAACTTTTAGAAGATGTTTTCCCATGAACCAAGAAACAATAAGAGCTCCTATAATCATAATGTTGTTAACAATATGGAAGTCAAGACCTAAGATGCTTACAAAATCTGCATCAGTAACCCCTTTCATAAGATTGAAGTCATAGAGTCCATGAAATAGAGTGGCCGCTAATAGTCCCAGCATCGTATATCCTGCATGTTTGAATATATTCTTACATCTTCTACCAAGAGCGATGAAGTATCCCATAAATAGACCGCTAAGCATGTGTACCACAACTGAGTTGATTGACCTAATCATTAACATCTCGTTCGGGTCAACTCCTTGAAGGTCACCCCAAAGAACTCTGCTAACGTAGTGAATGTTTTCGAATACTGCGAATCCTACTGCAATCATAACAGAATAGAACATTACAGCAAATGCTGAATCTCTACCATCTCTGGTATCTCCTCTTACTGCATTACCTACTCTGAATGCAAACCACTTAGATATTTCTTCAAAGAATGCAACCTGGAAGAATGCAAATACAAATATTGCCCATATAGTAGGTTCTTCTGATAATATAAGTCTACCCCCACCAAGGTCGTGTGCGACTGCGTGGTATTCAATGTGTTTGTGAATGTGAGGGAATAAGAAATGAATAGTTTTGAGTATTTGAATAGACAAGAGTCCAATAATTATGTAACTCCACATTGGTCTTTTTTTAACAACACCCTTTGGCGCTCTGTGATAAATGAACAGAGAGTATAATATTGCTGGTACTACAGCGAATAAGAAAAACCATAGGTTATTGTCCTCAAACATATTTTACTTTTGAAATTTTTTAATTTGAACTATAAAGGCTTTTTTTATTTCTGCGTTTAAATCAGCAGGAATTTCTACTCCTTTTTTTCTTTTGTCATGCTCGCTTCCAGCCTTCCAACCTTCTCCTTCATCAAATCCTTCAGTTGCTGTTGTTTCATAATAGTCAAGAATTGCGGTTGTTAAATAACCTAATTCCATAGCGCTTCCACCATCTGACTCTCGCTCTTGCATTAACTCTTCGTTTTCTGAGTTTTCTGAGTTTTTTTCTTCTTCTGACATATATTGTTTTTTTAGATTCTTATTATAAATAGTAAGCATTTTTCTGGAGCTTTCCAATTTGGTTAAAATTTTTTTAACAAATCCTATATTGCCGCAAACGCCCTGGCTGTCTGGGTTTTTAAAAAAAAATAAAAAACTTTAAAATAAATTTGATTTATCAATTATGATTTTGTATTTTTGTTTCATATTTACAATATCACAAGAGGACGAAGATGGAAGAGAGCTTCAGGGAGAGTTTTTTTCACTATCTTTTGATGACAGGAAGATGTTTTTAGAGCATTGTCAGAATACCGAAAACATGTTTCTAATTTTAGAAAACAACACTTACCTACAAGACAAAAAAAAGACTCGATAATTCGAGTCTTTTTAATTTATTCCATATTAGAGTCGCTTGGACCTTCCTCTATATCTTTTGGAGAGTCAGGAACTTCTGTGGGTATGTCTCTTGGGTTAATTTGGTTATGAGACCTAAGTTTGTCTTGTGTAGCAACATCCACTTTTCTTTCTGCATATTTGTTAATACCAAGAAGAGTAAGGTGATGAGCCAGGACCATACCAAATATTGTTATGTGTTCTCCTGGTATAACATACCCAAGCCCTTGCTTCCACATAATAATAGCATTAATGAGCTCTATTCCAACAAGGAGAAGCATTGATGTCAATATACCTCCAAGTATAAAATAAGATGCCATTCTTGTAGATGAAACCTTTCCACCTTTCTTGTCATATACAGATTCGCCTATGTAAGCAAGCATTCTATATATGATGTTTTGTTGTCTTTTCATATTATGTTTTGTTATTTGTTTTGTTATCTGCTTCTTCCGTTTTTAAGGTCGTTCCAGAATTGCCAAAATCCCTTATAAGCAATAAGGCTCATGCCAAGAACGCCAAATCCAGCCATAAACCAGTTCCAATTTTCTTCTGGGTCAAATTCAAATCGTTCAGAGAAAAATGCTCCCACTATTGTTATTGCTAAAAAGCAAAAAAACAAGAATATGTAACCGTTTTTCCACATTATTGAAAACCATTTCTTGAAAGAATGGTCTCCGTCTAAAAAGTCTTTTTTGTTTTTCATAAGTCTACTATTTTTTTTAATAAATAGTTATTAAAAAAGCGGTACAACATGCTTATAATTAAAAAACATCATATTATGAAAAGAGTAGATAAAGTAAAAGAGTGGTTTAATAAAACATTTATGAAACCAGAAGAAGGAAAAGAAGGGGAATTTAGAAGAATACATCAAAGTTCAGATACTGGTAAAATAAATTGGACTAAAGGGAAAAAACCTTTCACAGAAGGTCCAGATGAAGAGCCAGAAGTAAAATACTTTAAGTTTGAAGATGATAAAAAAAAGGGAACAAGATTATTTGAGCCAGTGCCTGAGTATGAGCCTTATAGAAAAAATAGATTTAAAGTAGAATTTCCAGGCATACCACCTTATTTCTTTCAGTCGTATAAATATGTTGGAACAGATGTTCACTCTGAAAAAAAATTAGCCCATTCAAAAAAGATTATAAAAGATGATTATTCTTCTTTTAGAGTTTTGATGCTGTTTCCTAATGCTGAAATTGATATTTGTGAAAAACTTAAAGAACTCGAAGGGTCTCCTAAAGTTGGAGAAGTTAAAATTCATATTCTTGACCCAACTGGAGTTACAGTTAAGACTATATTAATACCAGAGTGTGAGGTGACTGAAATTAAAGCCTTTAGAGATTTTGATTATGGAGATTGCGGAGATAAGAGTGATGCTCTACTTTATGGAGAGATAACAATTAAACACAAGCAGCGTAGGTTGTTTTAAAATTAGAAAGCGAATTATTAGATGATTCGCTTTTTTTTGTTTACATTTGTGCTTATGGAGCATGAAATTAAATATACAAAAGGAGACCTTGTAAGAGATGCGGAAAGAGATTTTGACGTAATAGCACATGGCTGTAATTGTTATTGTGTTTTTGGAGCGGGTATCGCCCTTACAGTCAAGCGAAAGTATCCACAGGCTTATTCTGCAGATAAAGCTTCTGCTTTTGCAGATAAAGGTAAGCTTGGAACTTATACTCAATGGTCTAATGATAATATCACAATTCTAAACATGTACACTCAGTGGGACTACAAAGGTAGAAACATAAATGCTGATTATGATGCAATTAGAGGGTGTATGAAAGCGATGAAGTCTGAATTTTCTGGAAAGAAAATTGGCTTACCTCTTATAGGCTCTGGGCTTGCGGGTGGTGATTTTTATGTTATAGAAAAAATAATATCAGAAGAACTACTTAATGAAGATGTGACTATTGTGGTGTGGGAAAATGACTTTAAAAATATAGAAAAATATAAATCTAAATTCTCTTAAAATAATATCCCTTGTATTTTCTATCAGCAGCTACAGCTGCAATTGCGTTTCTTGGGTTAAGGTCGTTTTCTTTGCAAAATTTTGTTAAATTTACAATAGTAAACATAGTACCGCTTGGTGTTGTGACTGAAAATTCTTTAGCTCCCCTTGTGTTTCCTTTTTGTTTATCTAAAAATGATTCAGGCATTTTTCTTCCTTTAAGAGAATTTGACATTTTTTCTTTAGACTCCTTGGTGTGGTGCTTGCCATAAAATGGGTTTTTATCTCCAGTTTGAGATTTTCCTATATTTCTAATTATTTCTATTGATTCTTTTGAAGGAGTTTTGCCATAAAATGGGTTTTTATCTCCAGTTTTCATCTTTCCAAGCTCGCTTAAAAGTTTTTTTGTTTTTTCAGAGTGCTTGTAGCCATAACTTGCGTATGCTTTGCTAAGTATGTTATATTTGTTTTTTGTGTTATCTAAATAGAATTGCTCTCTTTCTAATAGTAACTCAAAACTATCAACAGTTTCTACGACTTCAAATTTAAAATTATCTTCTCCGTATTTATTCCATGAGTTTTGTAGATGACTGTTTTTGTGTTTGTTATTTCTTAATTGCGATTTGTGTTTAGATATTCTTGCTTTTATATTCATAGAACTTCCTATGTATATTTTTTTATTTAATTTGTTTGTAATTTTGTAAATCCCTATATTTCCCATAATTTAATTTGTTTTTTATTATAAATAGTTAAAATTTTTTATTATATTTGCTGGTGGAGATTGGAATGTGATAATTTATAAAAAAGAGAATAGATATGGTAGACGGAAAACCAACAGTATACATAGACATGGATGATACAGCGGTCCAATTCAGTAAGCAGTTGAATAAATATAAAGCTAAGTATCCAGATTATCAATACCCTCAATCAATTATAGGCTTCTTCTCAAGTATGGAGCCAATGCCAGGTTTTTTAGAAGCTTGGAAAGTTCTTGGAGAGCATTATGATATGGCGTTCTGCACAAGGCCTTCTGTTTACAATCTTGGTTCTTATACAGAAAAAGCGGTCTGGGTTAGGGATAACGTTGGCTTTGAGGCTCTTGAGAATTTAAACTTGGTTCCAAAGAAAGAGAGAATTGGAGAAGAAGGTGATTACCTTATTGATGACTGGGACATTCATGGACAAACAAAGTTTAGAGGAGAATTCATGAGGTTCGGACATCAAGGGAAATTTAAAACCTGGAAGCAAGTAACAGAGTATTTGCTTGAAAAAGCTGGAGTTAAAAGTAATGGTAAGAACGGGCTTGGTTATTGCAAATCATGCGGAACTGATTTATTGCACAGAACGGAGTTTATTTCAGAGATGTGTGAAGATTGTAATATATAAGATATGATTAAAAGTTATTTAAGTAAAGAGACTGTTGAAGAAATCATGGATGCACTAACAAAAGTGCATGGTGGAAAAGAGATGGTATGGATTGATATGGATGGTGTTGTTGCAGATTTTGTTCCTAAAGCAACAGAAGAGGCTAAAAAAATGGGACTTACATTTAGAGAGTTTGCTGACAGGAGTGAATACAGGCATATTAAAGGTTTTTATAAAGACCTGCCTCTATATCCAGGAGCAAAAGAGGCGATTGAGATACTTGAAAACTCAGGTAAATATGAGTTATGTTTTGTGTCTGCACCATCTTGGGGGAATATAAGTTGTTTCTCTGATAAGAGAAAGTGGGTTGAAGAACATTTCCCTACCTTCTATAAGAAAATGGACCTATCCTTCCATAAAGGTCACTACATGGGGCATTATTTAATTGATGACAGAGTTAAGTATGGAGCTGGAGAGTTCATTGGTGAGCACATAATGTTTGGAAATGAGGAGTATCCAGATTGGGATGCGGTACTAAAAAGATTGCTTTAATGACGTTATTACTATTATTCAGTTTGTTCTTTCCAAGGATAAGTTTATTTATAGCTTATCTTGCTGGAGGAATTCCGCATAACAATGTCCCTTTGTTTTTTGATGTATTGGGTTCGTTAGTGTTTCCAAGGCTGCTTATAATGTATTATATTGTTTATGCAGACCTTGGAATTGGATGGTTGATTGCTCATATAATTGCGTTCATCATCAAAATGATTGCAAACGGGAGCAGTGAAGACTAAAAAAATTTTACTCTACAGTCCCAGTAAAATAAGGGATTTGTAAAAAAAGATTAAAAAAGATTTGCATTTATAGAACATTTTGTCTTATATTTGCGTATATATAATTGAAAGAAACAAATTATAAAAACAAGTTATGAAAAACTTATAGATTAATAATTCAAAATTAAGAATAGTCACAATACGTGATATTCATCCTGGCGCACAACTTGTTGAAAATTTTTTACTACTTATTAGTATGAAAGAAAAAAACAAAAACATCTTCATTAAAAAGGCGCAAAAAATTCATAATAATTTTTACGATTATAGTCTTGTAGAATATAAAAATGCAAGAACTAAAATAGATATAAAATGTCCAGTTCATGGAGTGTTTAATCAATTGCCTTTTCATCACGCTAATGGGGTTGGTTGTCCAGGTTGTGGAAACTTAAAAAAATCATACAAACAATCCTTATCAAAAGAAGAATTTGTAAAAAAAGCAATATCAATTCATGGTGATTGCTACAATTATAGCAAAGTAAATTATAAGAATTATAAAACTCCAGTTACAATAATTTGTCAAAATCATGGAGAATTTAATCAAATGCCTTTGAATCACCTATCTAATAGGGGTTGTCCATCGTGTGGGAATGATAGAATGAAGTTAACTCTCGAAGATTTCAAAGTAAGAGCTCAAAGTGTCCATTCAAATAAATATGATTACTCTTTTACGGAATATAACAATTCAAAAAAACCAATTGTAATAATTTGTCCAAATCATGGACAATTTCAACAAACTCCTCATGACCATTTATCTGGGCGTGGTTGTAATAAATGCGCTATAATAGAGCGTGCTGATAAGCTTAAAAAATCACAAGAATATTTTATAATGGAGTCACATTTGATTCATGAGAATAAATATGATTATTCTTTTGTTAAATATATTAACTCTAAAACAAAAATAAAAATAATTTGCCCAGTTCACGATGAATTTGAGCAGGTGCCAACACATCACATTAGAGGTATTGGTTGTCCACATTGCAATGAGTCAAAGGGAGAAAAAAGGATTTCAAAATTATTAAAAGAAAATTTAATAAAATTTGAAAGGCAGAAGAAATTTAAAGAATGTAGGAATATAATGGAGTTACCATTTGATTTTTACTTGCCTGATTACAATATTTGTATTGAATTTGATGGTAGGCAACATTTTAAGTCTATTGATTATTTTGGGGGAGAAAAAGCATTGGAATTAACGCAAATAAACGATAGCATTAAAACTGATTACTGTAGTAAAAGTGAAATTAAATTATTAAGAATTGCATATAATGAAGATTTGTTAAAGAAAATGAGTCAATTAATAGAAAGTTTATAATTATAGAAACATTTTATAAATTTTTACGTATAAAAATAAACACCAAAATAATTAAAAATAACTTAGATATGAAATAGGTAAAAAATAATGAAAAACTTAGAATAGTTGTTACAAGAGATTTGCATCCTGGAGCTCAAATTGCGCAATCGGCTCATGCAATGTCTCAATTTGCAGTCGAGTATCCAGACCAATTTAAGGAATGGTACGAAAATTCACAATACGTAGCATGTTTATCAATTGAAGACGAAGAGTCTTTATTGTCTCTTGTTGAAAAACTTCGACAAAGAGGAGTGTGTGTTTCTGTATTTCGTGAACCAGACTTAAATCATAAAGCAACATCTATGGCTATTGAAGCATGCGACCAAGCTCGTAGGTTAACAGGTAGCTTACGTCTTGCTCAAAAAGAATACTACGAACAGTGGGTTGATTCTCAAGGAATAAAAGAAGACCCTGTTAGTAATTTTCATATTAATAACATTAAAAAAACAGCATCATAATGATGTGATGAAATATAAAAACAACCTGGCGTAGCTCAGTTGGTTAGAGCGCTATCCTGATATTTGATAGAGGTCGTGAGTTCGAATCTCAGCCGCCAGGAGGTAACCAAAGTTAAAACACTTGCACGTAGTGGTTGCTGCACACTCAATGGAGTGACTAAGATTTTAACATGTTCTTTGACTTATTGCTAATTAATTGACAAATGATGTCAAGGTATTTTTGAGCCTTTTTTGGCTTGAAATAATTCATTTGAGAAACATCAATTGATATTATTTCGATACCTTCATCAATACATGCTTGTAATTTATTTTGGTCATTTTTTATAATATTATTAAACTTATCTTCTCCGAATATAGGTTTGTAGTGAAAAATACCATTTATTTCAATTGCAAGGTTAAAACTTGGTATGTATATATCTAACTCTGAATTTATTGCATCTTTTTGATTATAATGAATTTTAAGCTCTGGATACAGATAGGCAAGTTGCTCCTCCAGCCATACTTCAAGTTTTGACCTACGAGTACCATGAGTCTTGTTTTTATTGTTGTGGGTTGCGCTGCAGGAGCGAGAGCAGAAGTTATTATTAGATTTTTTAATTTGACTTCTTGTTTTGGAGAACTCTTTATCGCAGTTTTCACATGTTACTAACTTTTGTTTATTGTGTGTTTTTGATTGCTGCTTAGCTTTGCATTCTTTTTTAGAACAAGACTTCAATGTTCTGGTAGAGTTTCCTTTTTTGAATTCTGTGATTCTTTTCTTGATTTCATAAAAAGCTTCTTCGCAATAATAACACTCGCATGATAATTTGTCCATTGATTTAGCAGAATTATATTCCTTGTCGGTGAATAGTGGTTTCATATTTTGTTTTTATATAAATAGAAACAATTTTCAAATCCCAGCCCCAAGGACAACAAGGTCTATTAGCTCAATGGTAGAGCAGCGGATTCTAACCCCGCAGGTTGTCGGTTCGAGCCCGATATGGACCACAAAACATACGCAGTGACTCGGTTATAAAGCGGGAGGTCAAACTTCCCCACTGCACCAGGCGAATTAGCTCAGTTGGTAGAGCGCTATCATCTTCGGATGGCAGAGGTCGGAGGTTCGAACCCTTCATTCGCCACAAACGCCCGTGATGCAAGATTACAAGACGCAATGATAACGTTTAATTGTGAGGAGTAACAGTTGGTATATTCTTGCACTCGATTCCGAAACGTTGCAACAAAGTGGGAAAAGAGTTCTTTGGTTCGAATCCACTCACGGGCACAAATGGGAGAAAGATATGTAAGGTATCAATCTCAGGTTCGAATCCTGGTTCTCCCACAACACGCTGCAGCCATCAGGCTATAAAGTGGAGGGTCATTCCTCCCTGCGGCACCAGGCGTAGTAGCTCAGTTGGTTAGAGCGCTGGAGATAAGGTTACCGAGCAAAAGCGTGAATTACGTAATAAGGCGAGTAGTATGTGTAAAGTGAAAAAGATTCACTCACCGTAACCCAGAGGTCGTTGGTTCGAGCCCACCCTGTGCCACTAAATATAAGTAAAAATGAAAACAAAAAGAGAAACAACACAGTCAGTTATTGACCACTTCATGTAGGTGGCTGATATACAAGATGGGCACAAAGTCCTTGAACCATCTGCAGGAGTTGGCTTATTAGCCGAAGGCATTCTTAAACATAATCCAAACATTGATTTGGATTGTATTGAACTTAACTCGCAATGCAAAGAGGTATTGAGAGATAAGGGGTTCAATGTTATTTGGAGCAATTTTCTTGACTTCAAACCAAAGTATTTATATGACCGAGTAATTGGCGCACCAAACTTCAAAGACAACATCGACTGCGAACATGTCATGAAGATGTATGATTGCGTTAAAGAGGGTGGAAAAATCATTTCTATCATGTCTCCTTATTGGATGACTGGAAATTCGGAACTTCAAATTAAATTTCGTAAGTGGCTCGAAGATAAGAGTTACACAATCACAGTCCTCCCAGATAATTCTTATATGGAGGATGGAAAAACTGTACCCACAATTCTTATAAATTTAGAAAAATGAAAAAGTTTAAGAAATACAGACCAATTCAAGTAAGGTGGAATGAGGCTCTTGGAGAAAAAGAGTGCCCTTATGCGTATAGATGGATATTTAATTTTCACTTCTTCGCCATCAGAATTCATCATTTCATTAGAAGCGATGACAAGAGGTACATGCACGACCACGGATGGTCATTCCTAACATGTGTATTGAAAGGGAGTTATACAGATGTATCAAATGATGGAAGAGACTTGATGAAAGCAGGTTCTATCAGATACAGAAAAGCAACTCATGCTCATTATGTGGATGTACCAGAAGGAGGGTGTTGGACACTCGTATTCTCTGGAAGAAGTAAAAGGAAGTGGGGATTCTGGGTTGATGGTAAATTTAAAAGACCCTTGAAGTACTTTCACAAGTTTGGTCACCCACCATGCAGTGAACAATAAAAAATCAAAAACAATGAAATCAATTAAAAATTTAAAAACAAAAATTATGAAAACGTTAGAAACAGTAAAAACAAAAGTTATGAAAAAAGAAAAATCAGTGAAGGTAATACCTACGCAAGAACAATTAGACAAGATGGTATCGGATTACCTAAAAGCTTCAGAGAAGCATTATTTCCAAACGAAATACGTGTGGGACAAGGATTTTAAAGAAGATTACTGCAAAGTATTCTCAACAACATTTGATGGTAAACTACACTATGTAGCGGTTACGATTGAAGGTGGAAAGGTTAATGTCAAGGTGGCTGACACAAGTTGGGTTACAACAAAGAATCATCTTGGAATGCTTAAGAACAATGTGTTCCGTCAGGAGATGAAGCATAAGTCAGTTAAACCATCTGCAGAGATGAAAGTTAAGTGGGATATTGTCAAAAGGTTTATTGACGCAAGTTCTGATTCGGAAACATTGAAGTTAGAAATCAAAAAAATCTTACAGTAATGACAACATCAGAATTTATAAAAATGCTTCAAGAGGCAGACCCAGAAGGTAATGCTCATATAAGAATGGAGGGTGGAATCCCAGTTTTCGCAGAACACAAAGCTGGATACTGGGATGGCCCATACTCATACATTGATGAAGATGGAAACTACGTATATTCAACAAAAGGTTCTAAGATAGATTTGCATTGCAGAGATATTGATGGCTTTGTTGAACATCACTTTGATTTACATGACCCAGATAATTGGGATAACATTAAGAAGATGTTTAAGTTTGAACTTACATATTCATTCCCAGAGCAAAGAAAAGAAAGAGAGGATAGAATCTTGAAGATTGCAAAAGAAGCTTGGGATGAAGAGTATGAAATGGAAAAGAGATTTTTTGATGAAAACATAAAAAGAAATTCAGACAATGCAAAAGATGGTTGGACCTGGTTTCAAAACAAAGAGGTTGACAACAAAGAGTTAAAACCAAATATGCATCATTATTATACATGGAAGGTGTATGATAAAGACGAAAAAGAGCAAGGCTCAAATCTGCATAACACACATGGTGTTTATAAGTCTGGTTTATTTGAAAGATTGGATAACAACAAAAAACCTGGATACTATCAGTGGGTTTTAAAGTAAAAAAGAGTCCTGAGCAAATTGTTCAGGATTCTTTTTGTTTATAGAATTGAATTGACTATCTTTACATAAAAAAAAGACAATGAAAATTTCAGCTGAAGATAAAAAGGGGTTTCTTAGAAGAAAAGAGGTATTAGAAAGTGCCAAAGTGGAATTGAAAAAGGAGTTCGTTGGGCTTGATGACATCATTGATGAGGTGGTCGATTTAATGAGGCCTTGGTATCTTTTTCCTAATGGGCAGATTAGACCAACAATTATTAATCTCTGGGGAATGACTGGAGTAGGAAAGACAAGGTTGGTAAAAAGACTTTTCTTTCACATTGGCTTGGAAGACAGTCTTTATAAGTTTGATGTTGGAGATTATGCTTCACAAGATAACACAAAATTAGCTCATTCATTTTCAGAAGAGTTAAAAAACAGAGAAGGCCACCAGATAGGAATTGTGTTTGACGAATTCCAACTTGGAAGAACTATAAACGAAAATGGTGAAGAACTTGATAAATCAGGACTTAGAGCTATGTGGGATTTATTAGATTCTGGAAAGATTTCAATCCTTCAGAGTTCTTATTATGGAAGTAGAGTGTATCATCTTTACTTGAAGTTAAAAGACTGTGTAGACAGCGGAAAAGTTGAGTCTAAGATGGGAATTATATCATCAAACAAGAGTTATCACGAAAAGTACTTCAAAGAAGATGGCACGGATTCAAAAAACAAGAAAGAAAAAGAAGAAGAAAAAAAGGAAGACCTATTTGTTCCTTCAGTTTTCTATTGGTACATACAGTCAATTTGGGAAACGAGATTTTTATCAGAGAGAGAGTTGAAGGAGTTCCTTAAGACGATGGACCACAATGAGTCTCTTACTTTTCTTGATGAAACAATGCATAGAGCGTTTAAGCCAATGGAGTTCGATTATTCTAAGTCTTGTATTTTTGTTATTGGAAATGTTGATGAAGCATATCAAATGTCAAACAACTTTGACCCAGATAGTGATGCTGATAGGTTTTATAAGCATTCTCTAAAGATTACGATGCCAAAAATAAAAGCTGCCTTACAAAAGAGGTTTAGAGCAGAACAAATTGCCAGGCTTGGAAATAGTCAAATAATATATCCTGCCTTCAGTTCTAAGGTTTATAGGCAACTTATATCTCTTGAGTTAGAAAAGCTTGTTGAAAAAATAAGTAGTGAATATGATATTGATATTGAATTTCACGAATCAGTAAACACAATTGTTTACAAAGAAGGTGTTTTGCCAACGCAAGGAGCAAGGCCAGTTTTTACAACTATAAATTCTCTTGTAGAAAGTCATGTTGGAAAAGTAATTGAGCAAATAATTGAAACAAAAGGTTCGGTCAAAATAGTTTCGTGGAAATTTACCAGAGGAAAACATAAAATAGAGATGCTAAATAGTAGTAGAGAGATTTTGTCTACATCACAATTCCCAGTTAAATTAAAAATTGAAAGTCTAAGAAAATCTACTGGAGACGAAATGCAAGCTCACGTAGCAATACACGAAGCTGGACATGCTGTTGCAGCAATATATGGAGCTCAAATTCTTCCTACAGAAATACTTAGTAGAACAGCTAATATGTCTGAAGGGTACTGTGCAGCAGAGCTTCCAGCTATTGACACGAGAGATACTTTAAGAAAGTATATAATCATAGCTCTTGGCGGGTTTGTTGCTGAGAAAATGATTTTTGGAGAAGAAAATCTTGGAGTTGGTACTGGAGGAGATTTTGAAAGTGCAACTTCAGTTGCTTTAAATATGGCTAAGATTTTTGGTATGCTTGACGAGGTTCCAATGTTTTACGGACACAAGAGTTCAAGCACTAACACAATGTTCAATACAGAAAACGTAAAAGCTACCGAGCAAGCGGCAAGAAAACTTATCAGAGAGTGCGAAGAGGAGTGTACGAAAATACTTAGTGATAATAAATATCTTCTATTAAAGATTGGTGAATATTTGTCAACCCACTCAAGAATGGATGCTAAGAAGGTTAAAAAATTCATTGATGAATATGGTAAACCAATAGCTCTTAGAGATAAAGACACTTATCACACATTTAAGCAAAGGATTGCAGATGCTCTTTCAGAAGAAGATGCTAATGGAGGTCCAAGAAAAACTCTAACACAAAGGTATGGAGATAAGCAAGGGAACATAGTTATGCTTGAATCAAAAAAGAAAGATAGTGAATAAATTAGACATTTTCCAGAAAGTAATGGCCAAAGCTAAAGCTGGTGGCTACAAAGGTCCTGATGCTGAGTATGAATTGGGTAGAATAGTAAATGGAACAAATGTTTATGCAATTATTTTCAGAGAAGATTTTGCTAAGGCACTTTGGGGAGAGAAGGTTTACATTCATGGGTTGTCAGGAGATGAGATTGAAGCATGGAGACATGCTCTTGTTTTGTTGGTAAAAGAGGAAGATAAATGGAAATTTCTTGAAGAAAACGCTCTCTAATTTAAAATTTAAATTTATTTATAATAAAGAAACATGAACGCAGAAGAATAATTATGAATGCAAAATAATTTATTTAATTTTTTAGCATATTTATTTATATGAGAAAGATTTTTATATATTGTTTAAAAGACCCAATTATTAATGATATTAGATATATTGGAAAAACTACTAATATGAAAAAAAGACTAAGGTCTCATATTAATAGGAGTAAGTATAACAAGTATCATTCAGCTATATGGATTAATTCAGTTATAAAAAAAGGATTAGTTCCAAAAATAGAGTTAATTGAAGAATGTGGCAAAAATAATTGGCAGGAGCGAGAAAGATATTGGATTAAATATTATAGTGGTTTGTTTGATTTAACTAATCATTTAGAAGGTGGAGAAGGTGGTGCAACCTATGGAAGAATTGGAATACCATGGAGCAAACAGCAGTATATTAACAATAAAAAAGCAAGATTTGGTTTAAAAATAAATCAAAACGATAAAAATGGAAATAGGAAAAAGGCTATTAGAAAACATTTTGATTCTATTAAAAAACCAATTTTGCAATATAATTTGGAGGGAAACTTTATTAAAGAATGGGAATCTGCTGTTGATGCTGGAGAAAAATTAAACTTAAGTCATTCTAATATAACTCAAGTTTGTAAAGGAAATGGTTATAGATGTAGTGAGTTTATGTGGATATATAAAGATGGAAAAGTTAAAATAAAAATTGATAAATATATTGAGCCTCCTAAACATAATATTTTAGAAGTAATTCAGTTTGATAATAGCAGTGAATTTATTAATGATTTCAAAAGCATTAGTGATGCATCTAATTCAACTGGAATTAAAAAAACAAGTATTGTAAATTGTTTAAAAGGAAGAAGTAAAACTTCTGGTGGATTTATTTGGAAATATAAAAATTAAAAGAATGGGAAGTAATGAGTTTGCATATTGGCTACAAGGAGCACTTGAGATGAATCCAGATATGCTTGAGAAAGGAATGACTCCTGAGCAGGTTAAAACTATTCAAGACCATCTTGACTTAGTGTTTGACAAAGTGACTCCAGACAGGTTTAGCCAAGATGATGCTAAGCCTTTTATTTATGATAATACAAAAACAGTTCCATGGAACGTTCCTCTTTGTGAAGACAGTGGAACAATACCGCTTCAGCAACCAGGTTCAACTTCTTTATTTTGTGCCACATTAAATCAAGATACTAAAGTTAAAAAATTAAAAAGAACTTCGAAGCCAAGAAGAAATTCTGGTGTTAAATATTAACTCATGAGAATCAGGGGCAAATCAAATATTAAAAAGGAAGATATATTATTCTACAATTGTGTTGCAAGTGTTGCAAAAGACATTAGTAAAAGAATTGCGAATGAATTAACTCCAACTTTTATTGTTGATGAGGCTATTTCCTATTTTCAAGATAAAGAAGAGTTTGAAATTTGTCAAATTATAAAAAAGTTTTATGATGACAATCCTACGTTTTTTATAGTAGTATCAAGGGCTGAGTGGTTTGGAACTATGAGGTCGATTGAAAAAAAATAAAAAAAGATTTGATTTATTGAAACATTTGTTATAGATTTGCGTAGAAGAAAACAATTAGATGTCAGTAAATAGCACACACGCAAATTTAGAAGCCTTAGAAGGTTGGATGAAACAACTTAAAAAAGAAAAAGGTAAAGACGATAATAAAAATAAAACACGAGGAAAGAAGAAATAAACTTTTTTTCCTATATTTAGAAATAAGATGAAAACAGTAATAACAAATAGATGGTCCAGATGGAGTTCGAGTTCGAATAGAGCTACGGAAAGAACACTGGTATGTCAAAATGTTATGTAACGATACTGTTATAAAAATATTTGAAACCCTGGTTCTTTTTGAATTAGGGTTTTTTTTGTGCCAAAAAATACGGAGGGGCAAGCAGAAAGTAGACGACTGCACTGGTTTTGAACCCCAGCGAGCTTAACGGCCTTGAGGGTTTGACCCCCTCTCCCTCCGCAAAAAATAGAAAGATGGAAAATTGTTTTGAAGAAATGACAGATTATTGTGAGAAAAATGGAATCAAATTTACAGTTGATACAGACCCTTCTCCAGAAAAGGTGGCGAGAATCAAGGCATCAATTAAAAGGAAGGAAGAATTAAGAGAGTTCTTTATAAAACGTTATAAAGAAGAAAATTGAAATACGGAGGCGTGGCAGAGTCTGGTTTATTGCGCTGCTCTTGAAAAGCAGTGGCCCTGAAAGGGGTCCGCAGGTTCGAATCCTGCCGCCTCCGCAATATACACGGGGTTTGAAGTGTAGCTACACTGGAAATCTGAGGGGTCGCTCCCTTAAGATGAGTGAGGTTCGAATCCTCACCCCCGTGCAACTGGTAGGTTACTCAAATGGTAAAGAGGCCTGTTTGCTAAACAGGTAGCCCCGAAAGGGAACATGGGTTCGAACCCCATATCTACCGCCAAGAGGGAAGACATGGTTCCCTTGGATTCATAGCTCAACTGGATAGAGCGGCTCTTGCAAAGGGGTTGGTTGCAGGTTCAAATCCTGCTGAATCCACAAAAATACGGAGAGGTGGCCGAGTGGTTGAAGGCGGCACCCTGCTAAGGTGTTATACTGGGAAACTGGTATCGAGAGTTCGAATCTCTCTCTCTCCGCCATATTAATGGAAGTATACTCAAATGGTAAAGAGGATAGCTTGGAAAGTTATTAGGCCCCGCAAGGGGTGCATGGGTTCGAGCCCCATTACTTCCGCAAAATGGCTCCGTGGCGCAACTGGATAGCGCATCAGGTTTCTACCCTGACGGTTATAGGTTCGAATCCTATCGGAGTCACA